TTACGGCATCAAATTATCGAGTTTTTCGACCGCATCGGAAGTTGTCGAGGGGTACAGATGTCCGTAGGTCTTCAAGGTCGTTTCGACGTCTTCGTGCCCCAGGCGCTCGGACACGACCAGGATTGGGACGCCCATATTGATAAGCATGGAGGCGTGGGAGTGCCGGAGATCATGCAGGCGTATCTTCTCGACGCCGGAGGCGGCGCAGCCCTTGTCCATCTGGTGATGAAAGTACGACTTTGTGTACGGGAAAAGCCGGTCGCCCGGCTGGGGCTCAAAGAGCGCAGCCTCATACTGCCGGATAACCTCGCAGAGTTTTGCCGGTAATTCGACCACCCGGCGGCTCTTTTCTGTCTTCGGCTCGGTGACGACCTCCCGGCCGTCGATGGATTGGAAGGACTTTGAGACCGTCAGCGTCCGGGCGTCCAGGTCGATGTCGTCGGCCGTGAGGGCCAGCAGCTCGCCGATACGCAGGCCCGTCCAGAACAGGATAGAGAAGCCAGCGCGGGCCGGCAGCTTCGGGACGGCCTCGATGAAGGTGTTGAACTGCTCCACCGTCCAGAAGCGCATCTCCCCGGCCTTTTTACTTCCGACGGAGCCGGCCACCCGGGCCGGGTTCTCTTTTAGGCCGTAGTACCTGCAGGCGTAGTTGAAGATCGCGGAGAGCTGATTGTTGATGGTCTTGATATAGGTTTTCGACTTCTCGTTTTCCAGAAGGCCCGCCTGCCACTTGCGGACGTGGGCCGGGGTTATCTCGTTGATTTTTAGGTTTTTGAAGAACGGAGTTATTTTGCTCTCGATTATGCTTTCCTTCGTCTTCATGGTATTTTCTTTCAGACGGGGCCGCATATCTTCGAGATACAGCTCCAGCATGGAGGCGAAGGTCATGTCGCAGCTCTGGGAGCCCTTGCGAAGAAACTCCTCCTCGAAGGCCTCGGCGTCCTTCTTGCGGGGGAAGCCGCGCTTCTTTTTGAGCTTGCGCTCGCCCTTCCAATCGGTGTAGTAGAAAGAGGCATACCAAGTGCCCCTCTCCTTGTCTTTGTACGCAGGCATTTGAGCCTCCTTCCCGGCCGCCCGGAGGCGGCACCAAAATAATAAGCCAAAAAGGTGTTGACAATATGTGATAAATCACATATAATTATCGTAGAGAGAAAGAGCGGTGAGCGTATGGAAAACTACTCAGTAGAATATTATGAGACTGAGGACGGCACCCGGCCGGCAGAAGACTTCATCCTATCCCAGGATAAGAAGATGCGAGCCAAGTTGTTTATGTCCCTCGAACTTTTGGAAATCAAAGGGCCGGAGCTACGGGAGCCGTATTCAAAACCTCTCGGTGATGGCATATTTGAGGTGCGGGCCAAGCAAGGCTCAGACATCAGCCGTGTGTTATATTTCTTCGTCGTTGGGCGAAAGATAATACTGACAAATGGCTTCGTGAAGAAGACAGCAAAAACCCCGCCCAGAGAGATTGAAAGAGCCAAGCGCTACCGCGCAGATCACCAACGCAGGAAGGAGGCGTGACCTATGGGAAAGAATTTCCGTGAAACTCTCAATGAACAGCTCAGAGACCCCGAGTTTAAGGCTGAATGGGACGCGCTGGAGCCCGAGCGTCAAATTATGCGGGCCATCGTCGAGGGCCGCGAGGAGCGCGACCTCACCCAGAAGCAGCTTGCCGAGGTCACTGGCATCACCCAGGCAGACATCAGCAGACTGGAGAATGGCACCGGAAACCCGTCCCTCCGCACCTTGAAGCGGCTGGCCGACGGCCTCGGTATGACCCTTAAAGTCGAGTTTGTTTCCCAGACCGCAAGGCCACAGGCCTGATAATGTTTAAGAGCCTCCCCGTCACCGGGGAGGCTTTTTTCAAGCCCAGGGCCCGACGAGCCGGCTGCTCTTATTCTCCCGGCCGCGCACCGGAGAGGCGCGGAGGGCGTCTTTCAACCGAACACGCTCGACGTGCTGGTATTCAAAAATCAGGTTGGCGACCTCCTGGGAGGCGTCAGGATCACCAGCATCGACGGCGGCCTGATACTGACGCTGGAGGTCGGCCAGGTATTCCACATGGACACGGGCGCACTCGGGGCAGCAACCGGAGACGAGCTCCACGCAGTTTGTGAGCTCGCCGCAGTTGCGACAGGGTTTATATCCAGAGCTCATTTTTGTTTCTCCTTTCGCGCGGGCGCACAGCCATCATCATAATCAAATGTTTTATTTCACTTTTAGAAAAGAACACGTTTATATTTAACTACACGTTTATATTATGGCGGTAGTTTTTTCCGGGCAATTTTTTTCCGGCAAAAATAACCGGGAATAATCACCACCTATTTTCAATATTCCCGGTAAAAATCACCACCTATTTTATTCCCCATTTATCGCGGAGGAGGGCGACGGTTTCAGACCACTTGGTACCCTTTAGCGGATGGCAGAGCGTAGCACGATTGCTATAATATCCTTGGACGGCCTCGGAGGCCGGGACAGCCTTTAGCCATTCCACCAGGACAACATACTCGCCATCTTCGCCGGAGCGCGACCGGCAGTATTCCCCGGCCAGAGGAAGTGAGAAGAAACTTGCACCGGCGATCTTTGCTTCGGATGCGGGAACGGCAGCGGCATTCACGATGCAGCAGCCAACAAAACCGATACCAGGCATCCTTACCCAAACGCGGTCGCCAGGCTCCAAGACCATAAGGGGCGACCAATACACCCGAGCACCGCCGGCAGACAGGAAGCCAAACCTCATGGCATCCTCCCAAGAACGAAGCGGGCCGCCGCCAGGGGCCTCGCCTTTTGCCTCGGAGAAGTTTGCATAAAACTCGCCGTTCCAACCGTTTTCGAGCATCCATTTACGACTGTGGCCCATAGCCGTCACCTCCCAAAGTCGATGTAGATTATACGGCCTTCCCTTCGGCGGGGGGCGTCGCTGCCTCGGTTGAGCCCAGGAGGGGCGCTACCATCTCCTGCAGCCGCCCCAAACGTGCGGACAAGAGCAGGATAGTCCCGCCTCTATGCTGGTGGCATCCTCCGCAGAGAAGCAGGTCATATCCAAATAAAGGCATTTTTCGCAAACCTCCACGCCGGTGGCGCGATACCTGTAAAACGGCGTATCAACGAATGCGCCCGGTAAAATCGACATAGATCACACAGCCTTCTCGGTGGAAGCTTCTTGCGCGGAGGGAACAAAAGCTCTTGCAGTTGTCAACATAGCCGCCCGTTGCTCTGAACTCATCTTTTTGAAGCAATCCAATAACTCACGCTCGTCTTCGGATAAAACGAAGGCGGGTTCTTTTTTTATGCTCTCTTTTGCGAGCGTTGGGGCCAGGAGTTCGTCGAGAGACATTCCATAAAACTCCGCAATTTTTATCACATGACGCAAGGAAGGCTCTTTATCTCCACTGCACCACTCGGAAACAGAGCCGCTACTTGCTCCGGTAAACCTCGAAAGTGCAGCTTTCCCGCCCCTTTCGGAACTCAGTTCGGTTAATCTTTCAGCAAAAGTCATAAAAGCACCCCTACAAACACAGCGAAATCAACAAAACAAAACTTGAAAATACAGCAACATCAACAAATACACGCCAAAGCGAGTAAAAACACTTGACTTCCTCGCAAAAGCGAGCGATAATATACCCATCAAACACGCCAAAGAAACACGGAACAGGAGTTGAGCAAATGGTCAAGGAGGGCGAATACGCCATCATAGAACCGGGCGCCAAGTATGGAGGAACCGGGATAACAAAAGGGCTCCGCGTCCCGCCCTACATTGTCAAACGAATGGTTCTTATCACAGAAATCAACGAACATGGAGATGCTTACATCGAGGAACTTCATAGCTGGATACCGATTGAGTATTTACGGGAAGTTCCGAAGCGCGAACCGCAGCCTGGAGAGGGCGGGCCGCACAAAACCCACGGGAAGACAAAACCCGCCTATACACCATCTATTGCGGCATGAAGCTACGCTGCTACAACCCGAAGGCAATCAACTACAAGCATTATGGAGCAAAAGGTATTTCAATCTGCGAGGAGTGGCTGGAGAACTTCGAGACGTTCTATTCGTGGGCAGTTTCCAACGGGTACAGCGATAACCTCGAAATAGACAGGATAGACCCTACCAAGGGATACTGCCCACAAAACTGCAGGTGGGTAAGCAAGGCGGAAAATGTCGCTCGGGCAAACCGAAGCAGGAAGAAGGAGAAAAAATGCTGAATTACATCACGGAAGACGAGCGCAATCAGAGCGAGATGCTCCGGCTCTTTAAGCAGTTAAGCAGAAAAGAGCAAATCATGCTCATTGGCCGGTTGGAAGTTATGGTGGAAAAAAGCGCACAAGCAACGGCTTCCTCTGGCTGTAAGATCATCAATCTGTTCCAGAGATGAAGGAGACGCGAAATGAAGCAGGTCAAGGTTGAATGGTGCGAAAACTTTATCAGGGCGCAGTTCACGAAGCATCACGCTTTCCCGGGCCCGAATGCCGGGATCGAGGTCAACTGTTTCTGGAAAAAGGCAGAGGCCTCCGGCCTGTGGGAGCGTGGTACCTACGGCTCTCCGATGAGCGAGGCACTCGGAAATCTTACCGAGGTCGAGATTGTCCGAGATGGAGAAGGAAATTTCTTGTTCAACGCATTCAAACTGGCGTAAGCACCGCCCGCCCCGGAGGTCACGAGGGCAAAGGAGGACAGCATGGAAAAGTTTACAAAGGGATACGTGGATGTGGTGATCCGAATGATGGCAAGCAAGAGCGAGGCCCGGAAGTTCCTGCACCGGCAGCTCTACGAGATGAGGAACGAGGTCACCCGCAAACATTATTTTGAGATGTACGAATATATCACCCAGGCCACGGCCTGAGCCACGCCTGACCTACCGGGCCAACGGGGAGAAAGGAGTCCATAATGGAAAAGCTGATTTACTCCACCTTCCGTGAAGGCTATGGCATTGACCAAATCCACCGCACCATGACCGTGGGTGAACTGATGGCATTTCTGGAGAACTACGACGAGAACACGCCGGTTTACCTGAGCTTCGACAATGGATATACCTACGGTGGTATCACCGAGGAACGCTTCGAGGAAGATTACGAAGAGGAGGACTAACTTTGAAAAATATCATTGAGGAGGTCATGAAGCAGGACTGCGAGAACTGCCACGGCTGCAAGTGGCTCGACGAGGTAAAGAGCCATCCACCCGGCAGCGGATATTGCTGTCATGTCGTAAGATCATCCGGGTACAATCCAGGCGGCATCTTGAACGGGAAACTTGAGCCGGGAGATAAGATACGGCGGCCAGAGAAGGGGCGGTGCGAACTGTATGAGGCCGGAGACTTCGCTACCCGGTATCAGACGGAAGGAGGGGCGAAATGAAGAAGATCATTGACATCATCCACGGCATCGCCGTTTTCCTTATTTTCGGAGCCGCCCTCTGTGCCGACAGCCTGGGCGAAACGCCCGGCGGCTTCGTTGCCTTGTTCGCCATCGTTGGCGTCGCCGGAGCCCTTGTTCTTCTGGGAAACCACCTGGAGGATGTCATGTATCGGCAGAGGAGGGCCAAAACCCATTCTAACAAATACCATTCTACCACCAAGATACCCAATTTACAAGCCAAAGAAATACGGTGAAAAGGAGGATACCAACATGAGCGCACCCAAGCGCACCAAGCCAAAGACCGACTTCGGCATCGAAGTCCGCGTCTTCACCGCGCAGACCGGCATGACCGTGAAGGAGCTGGCGGAGCAGGCCGGTGTGAAGTACACCACCCTCGTCGAGACCACTACCGGGCGCTGCGCCGGCCACCAGCTCATTCCCATCGTGCGGAAGTTCATGGCGACCTACGAGCCACCCAGGGAAGGGGCCTGCTGATGAACACGGCAAGAGATATGTTCTACTTCGTAGACGACGTTATGACGCTTCTCGGCCTTTCCAAGAGCAAGTCCTACAAGATCATCAGGGAGCTCAATCTGGAGCTCCAGGGCCAGGGCGTCTATACCATCGACGGAAGGGTGAACCGCCGGTACTTCGACCAGCGTTTCGGCCTCGCAGATAAAGGGGCGGAACCCAAGAGGCGCAGCCGGGCTACTGCGTGAGGAGGTGAACACCACCCAGACAGCTCAATACCAAAAGAAAGGAGAAAAACAAATGCCCTATTACCGAGAGTGCCCGAACTGCGGGGACAGGCTTGACCCGGGCGAGATTTGCACCTGCAAGAAGGAAGCGCCGCCGGAGACCGAATATAACGGGAAGCCCGTGTTTACCCCGGAGACATTTTCCTACGAGGCGGTCAAGATCGGGGACTATGTTCAGCAGGCGGTTGTTGATGATGCTATGGACTGCCTCCCGCCCGCCTGCATGAGAAGCGATTGCTCCCAGTTGGGGGAACCCTACTCTCACCGCGAAGACCCCGAGACCGGGAAATGGCGTCCCACCTTCGCAACCTTCAAGCGCGTCACCGGAGACCGAGGCGGCATCTGGCAGTATTGCGGCCACTGTTTCCGGGGCGAGAATGTGGAGCGCGGAAAAGAACCTGTTTATTGCTGAAAGGAGAAATAACCAATGTATCGCTACTATCTCACCAAACGCCCGGCGGAGCCTGGGGCAGTCCCCGGAAATCCCGCTTTGGTACATAACTACGGAGCCAACGGAACCTCTTTCAACAGCCTCGGAAGGGTTTGGGGCTACGTCGAATACGAGACGGAGCTCCCCAAGGAGGATGTCAGCGCCTATGAGCTGACGCCCGGAGGCCAGACCCCGAGCTATTACCCCATCAGCGAGAAAACGGCCCGCGACGCCAAGCGGATGAACAGCTTTTCCGACTACATCGAGGGAAGCGCCACGGCTGGCTATCGTTCGCAGGTAGACGACGCAGCTTACACCGCCTTCCGCCAGAAGCAGCGCGTAGACCCCATGTACCATGAGAAAATCGACCGGCTGCTCGACGCCTACGCCCGGAAACTGGCGGAGAACACCAACGCCGGAAACAGCATCGCGGCGAGTTGCCCGTCTATCCTTATCGCCGGCGGCTCAAACTTCCCCGTCAGGAAGAAGGAAAAGCAGAACGCCAGGGCTGACCGGAACATGGCGGAGTACAACGAAATCCAGGGGCTCGTTGACAAGATCAGGAGCACCGGCACGGGCGGCATCAGTAGTGACGACCCGCAGGCCCTGGAAAAGCTTCGCTCCAAGCTCGACGGCCTGGTAAAGCTCCAGGAGCGCATGAAGGCGGCCAACGCGGCCATCCGCATGAAAGACACAGCCAAGGGAGACGCCAAGCTGGCCGAGCTGGGCTACACCCCGGAGGAGATCAAGCAGCTCCGCGAGCCGGACTTCTGCGGACGCATCGGCTCCCCTGCCTTTGAACTGTCCAACAACAACGCCAACATTCACCGCATCCAGGGCCGCATCGCAGAGTTGGAGAAGCGAGCTTCCACGCCGGCGCCCGATGGATGGGAGTTCGACGGCGGCAAGGTCGTGATGAATACCGGAGAGAACCGCCTGCAGGTCGTCTTCGACGGGAAGCCGGACGCAGACATCCGGGACGAGTTGAAGGCCAACGGCTTCCGCTGGGCTCCCTCGCAGAACGCATGGCAGCGGCAGCTTACCAACAACGCCATCTACGCGGCGAAGCGTATTAAAGCCATTTCGCCCAAGAAGGCCCCCGGCAACGATACCCCCATCACCTAATGCCATGATACCCCAGAAAGGAGGAACAGCGGATGCCAGCCACCGCAAAAAAAGAGGCGCCCGAATATCTCCGGGCGGCACGTTTGAAGGCTGGATGTGCCAATAGAGGCACGGCAACCCTCAAAGTACCATTTTCACCGGAAACAATCGGACGCCATGAGCGCGGCGAGGTTCCAGTGGAACCGGCCGACGCCGTCAATTATGCAATGGGCTATGGAAGCCCGGAACTTCTTTTCCGATACTGCGCCGACTGCCCGGTCGGAAGACAGACGGGAAAGACGGCTACGGACAGGCCGCTACCATTCGCCACCCTTCGGGTGAGCCGGATGATTGAAGACGCCCAGAAGGTCGCTGACCGACTGGAGCAGATCGCCTTCGACGGCGTTATTGATGATGCGGAAAAGGAGGACTTCGGAAAGGCTCTCAATTTCCTGCGACAACTGGAGGAGACCATTTCAGACATGATACTCCTTGGAGTTTCCGCAGGCATAGAAAAAGCCGCCCCCGTTGGCGCGGGAAGCGGCTGCATGGAAAAATAACCTACTGACAATATACCACGGGCCTCGGCCCGCGTCAAGCCCCAAAAGGAGGAGCAATATGGCACAGATCACTGATACCATCGTTCAGCTCAATAAATTTCCCCCGGAGAAGTACAACGTCCTGGTGCCCGTCACCACAATGCAGGTGGCGAGCAATCTCCAGCGCATCACCGTCTCCGAGGTTCAGCTCGACGTCCGCCAGAACTCCGAAAACAGCGGCCCGAGCAAGGACATCTACTTCGAGAAGTCTTCCGGCGCCTACGCTATCACAAAGGTTGGAGGCATGAAGCTCGCGGCAGCCGCCAACATCAGCATCGTTTCCACGGAACCCGGCCGCACCGAGGGGTGCCAGCGGTGCATTGAAATGGCCCGCGCAACTGGAAAGCCCCGCGTCTGCGGAACCTGCGAGCACGTCCACGATGTCGCCATCACTGTTACAATCCGCGTTCCCGAGCCCGCCGGAGGCTTCCGGCTTATGGCAGCTACCAAGGAAATCGACTGCACCCTGGAGGCCTCCAGCATGAAAGGCGGAACTGGAGGGCAGCAGTACAAGCGGTTCCTCCCGCACCGCACCGCCATGGCGGAAAGCAAGGCGTTCATGCGGGCCATCCGCGCAGCCCTTGGCCTCGCCGGTACCTACCGTTACGAAGACCTTAAAAAGCCCTTCGTCGTAGCCCGCGTCGTCCCCAATCTGGACGCCCCGGAGATCAAAGACGCAGTGGCAGCCAACTACCTGCAGTCTATGGGGATGCTGTTTGAGATGCCCACGCAGACCCAGAGGCCGGCCCTCGCGGCCGGCCCGGCACCGGAACAGGTGCCGGAATACCCGGATGAAGGCCCCGGGCAGTATGACCCCCGTGAGGAGCCTTACGAACCCGCCGGCGGAGATTGGGGCGGAACCGGAACCGAGGCCGACCAGGGCCAAGAAGGCTGGGGCGGAGAAGGACAGGGCGCCGACGAGATTTGCGCCGACTGCCACCAGCCCATCACATCGCCCCCGGGTAAGAACTGGAAGGTCAGCGACATTGTTGCGTACAGTAAGCGAGTTTATAACCGCCCCCTCTGTCAGGGGTGCCAGGACAGAGCGAGGGAGGCGCGGCGCAGATGAAAGAGTACAAGCTCGGAAACGGGGCAATCATCAAAACCGACCGCGCCCCGACGCCCGTCAAGGAATGGCTGGATGAAGGAAAGCGCCGGTTCGGGGATGTGAGAAACTGGCGCTTCAAATGCCCGATGTGTGGGAAGGAATACTCTGTGCAGGAGTTCGTTGACGCAGGAGGAGATGGGCCGAATAGCGCTTACCAGGAGTGTATCGGCCGCTACCGACACGCAGGGCCGCCCAACGGTAAAGACGGAAACCCTGATGGCTGCAACTGGTGCGCCTACGGATTTTTAGGAACCGCTGGGAAAGGTCGCCTGATTGAGGCGGAGGACGGAACGGTAGTTGAGGTTTTCCGCTTCGCCGGAGAGGAGGCTCCCAATGATTAGAATACTTCATACCGCCGACATCCACCTCGGCGATCTGAACGGCCCTACGAAGGACGGCAAGAACCTCCGACGCCTCGATACCCTGGCCTGCATGGACGCTATCGTCCAGCAGGCCCGGGCGGAGGGCCCCCATGTCTCCATCATCGCGGGAGACCTTTTCAACCGCTCCCGTGTCTGGGCGGACACCGCCCTGGAAGACGTCAACGACGCCGTTTCCCGCTTTATACGCCCTCTTTGCCAAGCCAGCGATGCGGTCGTTCTCCTGTTTGGAACTGAAAACCACGATAACCCCCTCGCCTTTGAGACCCTGACGGAGATCACCAAGGACGAGAAAAACCTCCATATCTACACCAAGCCGACCGTCGAGAGCATTGGAACCAGTGAGGGCCCCGTGCAGATCATGGCGGTACCCGGATTTGACAAAGGCCGCCTGCGCTTGTTCTGCCCCGGAGCCGACAAGGAGGCGGAGAACCGGAACGCCACCGCCCTGATAAACGACGTCGTCATCGGACTCGCCACCCAGCTCGACCACAGCAAGCCGGCCGTCATGGTGGCCCACTACACCGTCAGCGGCGCGGAGGCCGACAACGGTAGCACCTTCTTGGCAGGCCAGGATGTCGTGATACTCCCGGCGACCATCGACGCGGCTGGCGTAGACCTCGCCTGCTTCGGCCACATCCACCGGCCGCAGCGCCTCACCAGCAACACCCCGGCCTACTACTGCGGCTCGCCCAATCAGCTCAACTTCAACGACGAGGCGACCGAGCATGGCTTCTATATCCACGAATTACCCGCAGCCCCGGTACACATCCCGGGAAACGTGCCGCCCGTCCCTTCTGTTGTCAGCCGCTTCGTGAACACCCCGGAGCGCCGGCACTACACCTACCGCATGGGTGCCGACGACGTTGCGGCCTTCATCCAGGCCGGCGAGCTGACGAGCATCACGGCGAGCTTCACCGGCGCCATCGTCCGCGTCCGCTACTGCTGCAACGCAGAACAGGAGAAAGCCTTCAACCGGGCGGAGCTCCAAAAGCGCCTTATGGCGGCCGGGGCCTTCCACGTCGCCGAAATACTCCCCGAGGAAATCGAGGAGCTGGACGCAAGAGACCCCCTCACCGAGCACGACGGCCCGGCGGAGACCCTGGCCCGATGGATGGAGGTCAACGAGATCACCGGCGCCGACGCCGACCGGCTCATGGAGCTGGCGGCCCCCATCATCAAGCAGGCGGACGACGGCCGCGACGCCGATAAGCATACCGGCGCCTTCGTACCCCTCAACGTGGAAGTCAAGAACTACCGCAGCTACACCGAGGCGACCTTCGACTTCTCACCGGTTCACATGGCGATGGTAAACGGCCAGAACGGCGTCGGTAAGTCTTCGCTTTTCATGGACGCTATCGCAGACTGTCTCTACGAGCAGACCCGCAAGGAGGACGTCGGCGGCTGGGTGCGAGACGGCACCAAGAGCGGCGCCATCACGTTCACCTTCGGCATGGGCGGCCAGCAGTACAGAGTTATCCGCACCCGCACTAAGAGCGGACGCGGCACCCTGGCGCTCCACCGGCTGAACCCCGAGACCGGAGCATGGGAGGACGAGAGCGACACCACCATGCGTCTCACCCAGACCAAAATCGAGCGCCTGCTCGGGATGGACTGCAACACTTTTTGCTCCATCGCTCTTATCAGACAGGACGCCTACGGGCTGTTCCTGGAAGCAGACAGCGACCGCCGTATGGAAGTTCTTAGCGCTCTGCTGGGCCTGGACATCTACGGCCGCATGGAGGAAGGCGCCAAGGCGGCTGCCACCGAGCAGCGCCGGAAGATTGCTGCCACCAAGGAACGCATCAACATCCTGGGCGAGCAGATCAGCCAGAAAGACGTCCTACAGGAAGAAGACGCCCGCATCGTCGAAAAGACCGAGGAGTTCGAGACGGCCCTCAAATCCACCGAGGAGGCCATCGCCGCCACTGAGCAGGCGGAGGCCATGAAGCAGGAGCTCGCGGCCCAGGCGGCAGAAAAGGACGCCCAGGCCGGCAGCTTTGCGCGGCAGGCCGACGAGAAGACCCGACAGGCCGTTGAGCTGACGGGGCAGCTCAACAGAGCCAAGACCCTCGTGGCCGGCGCAGACATGGCGGCCGCAGCAGCAGACGCCGTCAAGGGCTCCCGTGCAGAACTGGAGGCCCTTGCCCCCGTGGAGGAAAAGTACCGCACCCTCCGCGTAGAGCTCGGAAATACTCAGAAATCGGCCCAGGAAGCCGCAGGGCGGCTGCAAATGCTCCAGGCAGGAAAAGTCACCGCCTCGGAAATCGTTTCTCAGAAGGCCGAAATTGAGGCTGCACAGCGAGCTATTGAGGAGCTGTCGCCCGTCCGGGCGGCCGCGCTCGCAAGACTGGACGAGAAGAACGCAGCGGCTACGGTCCTGCACGATGCAGAAAGCGCCGTCAAGGACTTCCTCACAGCGAGCCGCAGCCGCATCAACGCCCTCGCCGAGAGAGTCAAAACGACCCAGGCAGAGGCCGACCGCCTGAAAGGAAGCGGATGCCCGGCACCGGAAACCGCGACTTGCCTGTTCCTGCTGTCTGCTTGCGAAGCCTCTGCGAACCTTCCCACCCTCGAAAAGGAGCTTGCAGACATGAAGGCCGCAGACCGGAGCAGCTACGATGAACTGAAGGCGACGGCAGACCGCGCCCGGGATGCCTACGAAGCTATCGGAGACCCCTACAAGGACATCCGGGAGCTGGACGCCAAGGAGCGAGAGCACCGGGCAATAGCAGACCTCGCCCCCAAGCTGGCGGCAGCAGAAGCCCAGATTGCGGAAATCGACCGCAACATTGCTGAGACCCAAGCCACCGCAGACGCGGCCCAGCAGCGCGTCAGGGAGATCACCGGCGAGCTCCTGGCGATGGACGCGGCCATCAAGAGAGCTGACGCTCTCCGCGCCACCATCAAGGCGCAGGAGCCTCTGGCCGACACCCTCGGCGAGTGCCGCGCAGCGGCCGCCACCGTCGCCGCCCTGGAGCCCCAAATCCAGGAGCTCTACCGCGAGGCCGGCGAGCTGGAAGAAAAGCGCAAGGAGGCTGTGCGGGCGGCCAATGACATCCTGGCCCGCATCCCCACAGAGACGGTTAACCTTTCCGGGCTCCGCGCTATCAGAGACGGACACCGGAAGACCCTTAATGATTTTGCCACCCAGCGCGGCGCCATCCGCGCCAAGCTGGAGACCATCGCGGAGGCGGAGGCCCAGACCGTCGAGCTCCGCAAGGAGACCCAGGCCATCGCGGCCACCCTCAACGACTACACCACACTGGTACAGGCTTTTGGGCTTGAAGGCATCCAGTACATGATTATTCGCGGCGTCGTCCCGGAGATCATGCGCCAGAGCAACGACATCCTCGCAGCGATGACCGGCGGCCGCATGGCCGTGGACATCAGGACGGAGCGCGAGCAGAAGTCCACGAAGCAGATCGTCAATAGCCTGGAAGTGTGGATTTCCAGCATCGCGGGCACCAACCGCCCGTACCAGAGCCACAGCGGCGGTGAAAAGGTCAAAATCTCTCTGGCTGTAACGCTGGGGCTGGCAGACGTAAAGGCCCGCCGGGCCGGTGTCCAGCTCGGGATGCTTTTCATCGACGAGCCGCCCTTCCTGGATGCAGACGGCACGGAGGCATACGCCGACGCCCTCACCAACATGGCAGCGCGGAACCCCGGAATGCGTATTCTGGCAATCAGCCACGACCCAACCATGAAGGCGCGGTTTTCTCAGAACATCGTCGTCACAGCCGGAGAGAACGGCAGCAGCGTGACGATGGAATAACGGCCGGGGCCGGCCTGCACCGGCATTTCGAGCGAAAGGAGGTGCTGCCGGTTGAACTACATCTTGGAGATAAATGCCTTCGAGCGCCGTATGAAGCGGCAGTCCCTTCCTACGACGGCGCAGCTTCTTTGGTATAAGCTCATGCACTTTTCCAACACCCACCACTGGCCGGAATGGTTCTCGATAGACAACGACCGCCTCACGACGTTGCTTGGCTCCGGCTCAGACAAGACAGTTAGAGTGGCGCGAGAGCAGCTTGCCGAGGCCGGGCTCATTGAGTTCGAGAAGGGCGTCAAGGGGAAGCCCAGCCGCTACAAGCTCATTTCGGTCTCCGAAACGGAATACCCGGAGAGCTACTACCGCTGGAAGGAAGCGGCCGGCGCCGGGGACGAGTACGAGGGCCTGGACAGCTTCGATTGTGAGGCGGCAGACGACATCACCCGATATTTCGGCTACACCGAGGCGCTGGGGCGTGAGCTGAAGCGCTTCACGGCGGAGCTGTTCGAGAAGTATATACCGGGACGGCAGCCGACCGAGCAGGACGAGCGCCGGGTATTCCACCACATAAGACAAACCGAGGGCGAAGGGCCAGGCAGCACCATGACGTTCCCGAGGGAAAAGAAGGAGCTGCTGGCCTACGCCTTCGACCAGGCCAGCATGGCCGGCGCCGTCAACTGGAACTACATCAACGGCATTTACAAGAACTTTTACACCCGAGGCATCAAAACAGCAGACGATGCCTACGACTTCGACTTTGAAAGAGACCGGCGGAAAGGCTGTTAGAGAGGAGCAGAAAATGAAACTAATGCAAAATGAAGTGTTCACCATCCCGGCCCGCCGGTGCAAGCGGTGCGGAGGTCTGCTGACATCCTCCCAGGGCTTGCGGGATGGGTACGGTCCCTGCTGCCTGCGGAAGATAAAGCAGGAAGAGGCCGACCGGAAGATGATGGAGAACCAATGCAGCTTATTTGACATGGGGGCCACCGCCCCCAAGCGCGAGGGAGACTGACCTATGAACATTCACAAGAGCGACATTGAGTGGTGCAGCCACACATGGAACCCGGTAACGGGGTGCAAGCATGGGTGCGAATACTGCTACGCCCGGCGCATAGTGTCCAGGTTTGGCCCGCACCCTTGCGAGCGGCCCATCATCGAGCCGCTGGAGGTACTGCCCAAAGGGACCGGGTGTTACTACGTAGAGAGACCCACCAAGCTCTGCGACGAAAACGGGGAGCCTGTGCGCTCCACCCCGTACCCCAAGGGCTTTGCCCCCACCTATCACGCCTATACCATGGACTACCCGGAGAAGCGGAAGACGCCTGCGCGAATTTTCGTCTCCAGCATGGGAGACCTATTCGGGAAATGGGTGCCGGACATCTGGATTGAAGATGTCTTCGCCGCCTGCAAACGAGCGCCACAGCACACTTACCTGTTTCTCACCAAGAACCCGCAGCGGTATTGCGATCTGGCAAACGCTGGGAAGCTCCCCACGGAACCGAACTTCTGGTACGGCACGACCGTCACGCACAAGGGTGCCCCCTTCTTTGGCGAGGCGATCAGGTACAACACCTTTTTGAGCATCGAGCCCCTGATGGAAGACCTGGAGGCCGGCGTCGGCAGCTTCGGCGGCGTCCGCTGGGTTATCGTTGGAGCCATGACCGGAACCGGCAGCAAGGCCCACCAGCCTAAACGCGAGTGGGTGGAGAACATCGTAGAGACCGCGAGGCTCACCGGGGCGGCCGTCTTTATGAAAGACAGCATGGCACCGATCTGGGGACCGGACCTCATAAGGGAGTACCCGGAGGGCATGGTGCAGGTAGACGGCGACGCGTCGGTCGAAGGCAATGCGTGGGTCGGCGGCAATGCGCTAGTCAAAGGCACGCGGGACATATATTGGATATCCTGTATTGGTTCGCGTGACGGTACGACAACATTTTTCCGCAATGCAAACAACGGCATCAGCGTATCATGCGGATGTTTTTATGGTACAATTGACGAATTTGCAGCCGCGGTTACAAAGACGCATGGAGACAATGAGCACGCGCAGGCATACCGTCATGCGATTGAGATTGCAAAGCTGAGAATCAAATTGGAGGATGCCGAATCATAAGGCGCGCAAGATATGTGGGTTGAAAAAAGGAGCGAGAAATCAAATGAATATCAAAGATATCCTTGACAAGCACGCAGCATGGCTCCGGGGTGAACCGGAGGGCGTAAAGGCTGACCTGACCGGGGCCAACCTGACCGGGGCTGACCTGACCGGGGCCCACCTGTCCAAGGCCAACCTGTCCAAGGCCAACCTGTCCGGGGCCAACCTGTCCGCGGCCAACCTGTCCGGGGCCAACCTGTCCGGGGCCAACCTGTTCGCGGCCAACCTGTCCGGGGCCAACCTGTTCGGGGCCAACCTGACCGGGGCTGACCTGACCGGGGCTGACCTGACCGGGGCTGACCTGTCCTGGGCTAACCTGTTCGAGGCCAATCTGTCCGAGGCCAACCTGACCGGGGCGGACCTGTCCAAGGCTGACCTGTCCGAGGCCAACCTGTCCAAGGCCAACCTGTACGAGGCGGACCTGTCCGAGGCGGACCTGTCCGGGGCTGACCTGTCCGGGGCCCACCTGTCCTGGGCCAAACTGCCCGGGGCCAAACTGCCCGGGGCTGACCTGTCCGGGGCCAACCTGACCGGGGCCCACCTGTCCTGGGCCAAACTGCTCAGAACCAACCTGTCCGGGGCCCACCTGTCCTGGGCCAAACTGCCCGGGGCTGACCTGTCCGGGGCCAACCTGACCGGGGCTAACCTGTTAGAGGCCAATCTGTCCGGGGCCAACCTGTCCGGGGGCAACCTGTCCGGGGCCCACCTGGTCGGGGCTGACCTGTCCGGAACCCACCTGTCCTGGGCTAACCTGTTCGAGGCCAATCTGTCCGGGGCCAACCTGTCCGGGGGCAACCTGTCCAAGGCGTTAAATATCGATACTCTGTCGTGGGATTCGAATACTGCATTTTATCCTCTGCAATGCCCGGAGACTGGCACATACACAGCTTACAAAAAGGCCAATAATTTAATCGTGGAGCTGGAAATTCCATATGACGCCCTTCGCTCGTCGGCTACAAGTCGCAAATGCAGGGCCAGCAAGGCGAGGGTGATCAGCATTACAGATCTGGCAGGACACCCCGCTGGGGATCGGGTGTTGAGCGACTACGCCTACAGCCCGAAAATTGAATACATTGTCGGACAAACAATTGAGATTCCCAATTTTGATACAAACCGCTGGCATGAATGCGCCCCTGGAATTCACCACTATATCACAAGGGAAGAAGCCGTCAAGCATGAAAATTAGGCAGCCAACCAGGGGCAGACGAACGCGCACGGTATTTGCGGCAAATACCCCGAAAATAGCGGAGGAACAACATTAAAATGAACGCATCCTTATTAAGCAGCAAAAAAATGGACTATTGCACGCCACAAGACTTTTTTGACAAACTTAACCAGGAATTTCATTTCACCCTTGATGCGGCAGCGACCTCAAAAAGCGCGAAATGTCCGCAATATTACACCCCGGAAACCGATGGGATAAAAAGCTCGTGGAGCATAGCAGGCGGCGGTGCTGTATTCTGTAATCCTCCATACGGACGGAAAATCGGGAAGTGGGTTCGCAAAGCTTACGAAGAATCTCGGAACGGGACAACGGTTGTCCTGCTGATTCCGGCCCGAACAGACACGGCCTATTTTCACGATTACATATACGGATGCGCGGAAATTCGCTTTGTGCGCGGACGGCTGCATTTCACAGATGAGGACGGCAACACATACGATCGCGCCCCATTCCCCTCTATGGTAGTCATCTACAACGGGAATAGAGTGAGAAAGTTGGAGTGATATGAGTGTGAAAGAGCCGGAACGGGACTATAACGGAGATATAATACGATACTGCTCAGACTGCGAATGGTGCAAATCCTTAGAGGGCAGTGACGGCGAAATTTACCATTTCTGCATGGACGCGGAAGGCGGCGCATTTCTGGGAATAACCGGGATTTTAGGTTGGTGTACTGTAGACGCTGAGGACGAAAATGAAGAAACAGGAGATATGGGATGACGCATTTATCACTGTTTACCGGCATCGGCGGGCTTGATCTGGCTGCGGAATGGGCTGGCTTTGAAACGGTCGGCCAATGCGAGTGGGCGGATTACCCGACAAAAGTACTTGAAAAACACTGGCCGGATGTGCCGCGCTGGCGGGATATCCGAAGCATGACAAAGGAGAGCTTTTATGAACGGACAGGACTGCGGACAGTTGACGTTATTTCCGGAGGATTCCCGTGCCAGCCTTTTTCTGTCGCCGGGAAGCGCAGAGGCAGTGAGGATGACCGTTACCTCTGGCCTGAAATGCTGCGCGTTATTGAAGAACTCCGGCCCGCTTGGGTCGTTGGCGAAAATGTTGCTGGAATCGTCAATATGGCGCTCGACACGGTGCTATCTGACTTGGAAGCCAAAGGCTACGCCGCAGGGGCGTTTATTATTCCGGCTTGCGCCGTCGACGCCCCGCACAGACGGGACAGGGTCGCCATTGTGGCTTGGAACAATGACAGCAAGCCAGACGGGAGGAAACCATTCGCTTCGCTCGGAGGAACGCAGAAAAGGGAGAGTTCCCAGTCCGGCAGAATTTGTAATGTTGTGGCCGGCGCCGACGGCGCGGGATTACAAGGACGGGACGGCGCAGGCATGCCGGAATGTGCCTGTAAACGGCCTGTTGGGGCGTGCGGTTCATCTGTATCCCACACCTATAGCCTCAGACTGGAAGAACCGGGGAAACAGGGACTACCGCAAAGGGCGGGAGTTCCAATTACAGACAGCGGTTGGTGGGAAGTTGAACCCGATGTGGGTAGAGTGGCTGATGGGGTTCCCCATCGGGTGGACAGACTTAGAAGCCTCGGGAACGCCGTAGTCCCGCAGCAGTTTTATCCAATTTTTCAGGCAATTGCCGAAGTGGAAAGGAATGATCATAAATGAGGAAACGAAATCGATTCCTAATGAATGAACGGTTAGGACGAACCTGCGATGAACGGATGCTGCCAAATATCAAAGAATTAATTGCGGAGGCACAGAGAAGGGTTGATCAACTGCATTCGATTTATGGGGATACAGCCCAATTAGGGAGCTTTGTTTCGAACTTACCTAGCGTTGGTTTTAATTCAGTGGGGCATTGTAAAGATTGTGGCTATTATGAAATAGGAGAGGACAATTTGCCATATTGCCATCATCCTTACAGCGGTAGATCAGAACATCCGCAACCAGACGATTTTTGCCCCTATGGGAAACGCAAGTGGAGAGACGATAAAAAGGATTTTGCAGCTGTGAAAAACGCAAATTGCGGCGCGGATATGAGGGAGGACGAGCATGATAAAGGGTAAGTATGCAGCACAGATCGAAATTGATATTTCAGTGGATGAAAATACTCCGAACTTGCTTCCGTTCGATGAACTGAAAAATGCTGTCAAAAAAGAAATGCGTGATGTCATCCTGACCAAGCTTGATGATGAATTTTCTGCAATTGGGACTACGACTGTCATTCAACAGTTTGCGGATTTGTGGAAGGAGGTCGCCGATAATTAAGACATGTGGAATCTGCCGGTGGTGGGATGATAATGGCGTCTGTAACAATGATGCCGCTGGAATATTCCAGTCTGGAGTAAATGGCAGTTGCCCCCTTTTGGGAGAAGGATGACGAGGAAATGCGGGGTGATGAGGAATGATCAACCAAGACCTACAACGAGCCATTGGGCAGACAGCACAGATAGAGCCGTGGGAGATTATAAGTGGATACGATTTCGGCTGTATATTCTATGCAAACCGGAAATGCAATCTGGATGGTGATTTTTGTCCAGAAGGGCCAGGGTGTCCGTATGAATGCCACCCAAGCGATTCTGACCGCATTCGCGAACTTATGCAGGCGGAGAAGGATAGGAGGATCGTGTTGCTGCCGTATAAGCGAGGATTGTGAGGAGGATTGTGAGAATGTACAGTGACCAGGATAAACATTGCCAGGAGTGTATTTGCGGAAGCTGCGACCTGAGAGGCACTGACGGATGCCTCGAGGGAGCGAATTGCTGCGACAAGTGCGATAATACCAGCCACTGTCGGCATTGTTGTTGGCATCCCAATGAATGGATTGAAGAGGAGGTTTAATGAGCATGACGAGGGAAAAAGCGATTAGAGTGCTGAAAAATTTTCTTGGACCAGACGATGAATTCCGTTGCGAAAGCCAAGAAGTGCAAGAAATGTGTGAGGCAATAGAAGTTGTCCTTTCCGCACTCACTCCACCCACTCAGGAGCAGAGAAGCTTGGAGGATTGAGGAACAATGGGGAGAGACAGATATTGAGTAAAACAAGATATCGTTGGTGGGGATACGTGAAAAATATCATTCGAAACTATCCGGCTCTTGAAGGGAAATGTTGTCATGGAAACGATCAGAATGAGCGGATGGCTGTGCAGCGAGCCATTGAGCAGACAGCACAGATAGAGCAGGGGGAAATCATCGAACTGGAAACCGGGAGGGAGGAATAGGAGAAATGGATTGCATTTTTTGCGGAGAGTGGTTCGTAAGTAGTGGAGATTCCACTATCTGTCCTCCTTGCGAGAAGGCGATGAAACGGTTAGGAATCAAAATGTCCCCTGACCGCCTCCGCCAACTTGTGCAGGCGGAGAAGGATGGGCGGTGCATGATGCTGCCTAATGGACATTATGGCGGCAAAGATGGCGAAGAAGCGCTGAAACACGTTGTGTATGTGGTCGGAATCACAAATAATGCCATAAATCGTTATATTGCAGATGCGGTCGCAGAGAAATTGGTTCGCGAGGAAGCGGAGAAAGCATTGGAAGAAAACCGCTGCGGAGAATGAAACTACATACAGGGAGCAATTACAATGGATTGGGCAATTGTTTAGATAGACTTAGGGGAGGGCTGTATGACCAACCAAGATAAAAAGGAGTTCCTTAAGCGATATCTTGTTGCTGACCGCCGGTTAACTGTACTGATCGACGAACTGGAAATATGGCGATCCAGGGTGACTAAGATCACTCCGTTCTTGTCAGGCTTGCCGGGGGGAGGCGCTGGAGACCATCGCCGCTACTCCGGTGTTCATCCACACCCAGGGAGACGGCAAGGAGGACTACGTTTTGAAAGCCGTGTGGAGCAAAGAGACAGCCGACACCTACCCCGACAAACGGCTGAGCCTGCTGGACCGGCTCAAGAATATCTTTACTGGAGGGCATGAAAAATGAAACAGTACATCGGGACCAAGATTATTGAGGCTGAGCCTGCCTACCGCTGCATGGATGGCCAGGGGCACATTACCATCACTGATGACCCGTCCGAGGCGTTCCCCAACTTCCCCAGCGTGGAGGACGGCTACCGCATCCGGTATGCGGACGGGTATGTGAGCTGGTCCCCCAAGAACACTTTTGAGCGGGCCTACCTACCCCTGGAGACCAACAAGGAGCTGCGGACCAGCAAGCCCAGCATCAGTCAGGAGATGGTGGACAACTTCATCCTGGAGACCTGGACGCAGACCGCCGGGGAGAAAACCACCATCGTCCGGGCCATGCTGCGGAATGGCTTTGAGCTGGTGGAGGCGTCTTCCTGCGTAAGCCCCGAAAACTACGATGAGAAGCTGGGCCGCGAAATCTGCGTGGAGAAAATCAAGGACCGCGTTTGGCAGCTCCTGGGCTTTCTGCTCCAGACGGCGGTGAATGGCGTCAAGTGAGCTGCTACGGGTGCGCTTGCGATCACTGTCTCTACAATGCAGAGCTTGAGGCGTGGTACATGACGCCGGGCGAGGTCCAGAACGCCGAGGACATCTGCTTCTGCTGCGATGAGTGCAAGCACTATGACGGAGACTTCTCCAAGCGTAGCCAGTGGCGCCGGACTGCCCAAGGCACAAGTTCCCGGAAAAGTACCTTGAGATGCAGAGGATAGTCGAGCAGCGGAGGACACGAGCCGCAGAGATGCGCCGGAGAAACTTCCAGATCATAAAGGGCGGGAAGCCCTGAGCAAATAAAAAAAGCCGCCTCCCCCGGAGGGAAGACAGCCCGTGACAAAGCTATTTTACCACATGGGAGGCGACAAAATCAATGGGCAAATCACAGGAGAACATCAGGAACATCATCATGCAGGCCGTTGAAACCGGACGCATCTCTGCCGAGCGCACCGCCAAAGATGCTTTCAAGGCTACCGAGCGCCGTCTCTACGGCCTGCCCACCCTGAGAATTAAGCTGGAGGATGACCTTGAACGGCTGGAAGAGTTCAAGCTCTATGGGCCGCGAGAGCGGAGCAAGAGCATCACCCGGTTTATCAAGAATGGGAACCGGCTTTCCCCGGATGAGATATGGGAGGCCGTTCTCGTGGACATGGAAGCTACCATAGCAGCGGACCGCTATGAGATTGAGACCCTGGAGCGGGCGATCGCCACGGTCCAAGGGGATGCCTACTATCAGGCGTTGTCTGGGAAATACCTGGATGACGTGGACGATAGAGACATCGCGGAGGCCCGGGACTGTATAAACAGCCTGGAGGTGGCGCCATGAATGACCGCATCAAAATTGACTGTGCAAAAGAGGCCGACCGCGACACCCTCGTCACCATCCTGGCCCGGAACGGCTATACCGTGCGTCAGAGCCGCGAAAAGCGCGGCAAGAGCAGCAGCTACACCTACTACGTCGAATACTGGAAGGAGGGCAAAGCCCCATGAAGAAGCGCAACTGTCGGAAGACCGACACCGAGCGCGAACAGCACGACCGAGCTATTCGCATCCGCAAGATGACGGACGCCCAGCTCTGTGAATACCTGGACAGCCTCGCCCAGCCGGCACCCGCCCCGCAGCCGGCCGGGCCCGCGCCGGCGGAGATCATCAGCAATTTTCTTGACGCCCTTTCTATCAGGACGGAAGACGGCCTCCGCGTCAGCGACGCCACCATCCGTAAGCTCCGGGAGATTGCCCAGGCCAAAGGCTTCATCCCGGCGGAAGCGGCATGAGCTACGAACAGTTTTCCCTATTTGCGCCGGAGGGCTTCATTCCGGAAACGGCCGTAAGTATCGGATTCGGCCAAGAATACCCCATCAAGCGGCCGGAGCCCTGGATGATAGCACTCGTCCCGGAGGGAACCTATTTCGTGGATATAGGCGGGCACCCGATGGTGCTCCGCCCCACGAAGATCAGACCGGGCGGTGTACCGGAGGGGCACGGATACTACCACTTCCAAATTGGTGCAGAAATCTACGCCGGGATTTTCGTTGGATGTGGATAATGCTGTTGAAACTGTGTAAGTTTCACATGAAACAACAAAGAATAAGCCAAAATAGTTAGATAAAACGCACAAATGAGGGATGCCTATGTGGCAGGACAGCAAAAGCCGGAGCTTCGCGCAGCGTCAATACCAGGGCGCCATGAGCCGCGCCCAGGGCCAGCACTTTGAAGACCTCATAGAAGGCGCCTGCGAATACTACCGGATGAAGGGCACGGCAGACATCGAGAAGACGCCGGAGCCTATGCGCCCTATCAAAGACCTCGGCGGCGGAAAGTTTATCGCCGTCTACACCAAGGCAGCGCAGGCGGATTTCAAGGGCATCATGGCCGGCGGCCGGGCCATTAACTTCGAGGCCAAGCTCACCGGCACAGACCGCTTCGAGCAGGACAGGGTAACAAAAGATCAGGCGGAGCGCCTGGAGAGGGCCGCAGCCCTCGGCGGCATCGCCTTTGTGCTCTGTTCCTTCGGGCCGACAGACTTCTTCCGGGTTCCCTGGACAGTCTGGCGGGACATGAAGGGAAAGCTCGGCCACAAATACATAACAGCCCGGGAGGCAGAACCCTTCCGCGTCCGCTTTGGCGGGCCTGGGGTGCTGCTGTTCCTGGAGGGATTGGAGGAAAAACAATGAGCAATTTCGCAAAAGACGCCCAGCTACTCGCCGACCTCCAGGGCCTCATTGACGAGGCCCAGAGAACGGCCAACCCGCCCGACTACGCCGGCGACGTTTTCAAGACCATATCCCCGGTCCTGAAAAAGGCCATGCCGGCCGCGCAGAAACGGGCCCGCCACCAGATTGACGTGCTCACCAAGGCGAAGGCCCGCCTCGGCGAGCTCCTGGAGGAGGTGCACGGATGAGCGCTCGGAGGGAGAAGCGCTTCCGCAGGCTGGAACGCCGCGTGACAGTGCTGGAAGGTCATGCAAAGATGGCCGACATGGAAATCGACTACTGGCGCCGGCGAGCCTTTGAAGCAGAGCTCGGCCAGGACGGCCAGAAGCCCAAGAGCCTCCTTCAGAGGCTCAAAGTCATATTCACAAGGAGGAAAGCAGTATGAGACAGTACATCGGAACGAAGATCATCGAGGCGGAGCCCGCCCTCCGCATAGACGGGAAGGTGCAGGCGCCTACCTATCCCATACCGAATGAAGCGAAGGTCGAGGCAGGCTACCGCGTCCGCTACGCCGACGGCTATGAGAGTTGGAGCCCAAAGGAAGTATTCGAGGAGGCATACCGACCCACCGATTGCATGAACTTTGGCCTCGCCATTGAGGCGGCTAAGAAGGGCGCCAAGATCACCCGCAGAGGGTGGAACGGCAAGGGAATGTGGGTAGTTTACCGCACGGGCTACCCTGAGGGCATCCCGTGCAATAAGAACACGGCCGACGCCGTCGGCATCCCCGAGGGCAGCTTGTTCAAGGTTCGCCCCTACCTCCAGATGAAGTGCGTGGATGGCAGCTTCCAGATGTGGCTTGCATCCCAGAGTGACATCCTCGCGGACGACTGGGAAGTCGTTGAGTAAGGAGGGCCCCGCAGCATGAAGCCAGTGCCGTTCCCAGAACAGAATATAGTTTTTTACCCCCCGGAGGGCATGGAGGACAAATGCGGCCGCCTGCCCGCGTTCCGTGGGGAAGGCCAGGTCATTTCCTGCTGGCGCCTCCGTTTCTGGGAGCGCCTGCAACTGCTTTTCACTGGCCGATTGTGGTTTAGCGTCATCGGTAACGAGCAGCCCCCGGTATGGTTCGGGGTTCGTTGCCCATTTTTGAGAAAAAGGAGGTAGCGCTATGGCAGGAAACAAAAAGTCCGTCGAAGACATCATCAAGGAGAGCGTCAATGCCGCTGTCAGCGCAGCGCAGCGAGGCCCCAAGGATACCTACAAGGCGACGGAGCGCCGCCTCTACGCATATCCGTACTTGAAGCAGAAACTCGAAGACGACCGGGAGATGCTGGCCGAGGTCAAGACATACGGCCCCCGGGAGAAGTCCAAGAGTATCGTCAGGTTCCAGAAGAACGGCGGCCGGCTCACCCCGGACGAAATCTTCGACGCCGTGGTGCTCGACCTGGAGGCGACCATCGCGGCCGACGAGGAGGAGATCAGAGCAATCGAGAAGGCCGTCTCCTACATAGAGGGCGACAGGTACGCATACAGCGTCACCGGGAAATACTTCAAGGACTTGGATGACGAGACCATCGCCAAAGAGCTCGAATGCGAGCCGACGACCATCTGGCGCCACCGCAAGCGGCTGGTACAGCGGATAAGCGTCATGCTGTACGGAGCCCAGGCAGTAAAGTGAGGGTGCAAAAAAGCCGTGCAATTTTGCAATTTGCCTTTGCAATTTTTTCATGGTATTATTTTTACACCGAAAATTGCGCGGTAAGGATTGCAGCCCTCCTGAAAAGGTAGGGCTGCATCTTTTTGTTTGCGAGAAAGGAGCAGAGCGTGGAGCTGCGTAGAATGAACCTGCAGGAGCTCACCCCGGCAGAATACAACCCGAGGGTGGAGCTCAAACCCGGCGACCCTGAATGGGAAGCCCTGAACGAGAGCATCCAGGAGTTCGACTACATCCTGCCGATCATCTGGAACGAGAACACCGGTAACATCGTCGGCGGCCACCAGCGGCGAAACATTCTGCTGGAGCGCGGCGTCGAGGAAGAAGACGTGGTCGTCCTCCACCTGACCGAGGAGGAGGAAAAGATACTCAATGTCCTGCTGAACAAGGTCAAGGGCATTTGGGACGTCACGAAGTTGGTTGACCTTATCACAGAGATCAAAGAGGCCGGCGGCAATTTGAAAGCCACGGGCTTCACGGAGCTGGAGATCAGCCTCATGGGCGAGGACTTCGGCCACATTGAAGACCTGCTGAACGAGGACTTTTCCGACGTTGGGAAGAAGGAAAGCGACACATTCGTCGCCACCTTTACCCTCCCGGAGGAGCAGCACCAGAGGGTGAACCGCTTTGTTGAGGACTACGGAAAGCTGGCCCTGTCTAAGGCCGTGATGGACAAAGTAAAGGGGTTGGTGTGATGAAGATTATCAGAAAGCGCATCGCTGACATGGAGCGAGCGACCTACAACCCCCGCGTGGAGCTCCGGCCCGGAGACGAGGAGTACGAGGCTTTGAAGAAAAGCCTCCAGCGCTTCGGCCTCGTCGAGCCCATCGTATGGAATGAGCGCACCAACCGCGTTGTTGGCGGGCATCAGCGCCTCGCCGTCGAGGAAGACCTCGGACATGACGAGGTAGACGTCTCCGTGGTAAACCTGGACGAGCTCAAAGAGAAGGAGCTCAACATCGCACTTAATAAGACCGGCGGCAGATGGGACAACGAAAAGCTCGGTGCTCTCTTTGAAGACCTTGGCGATCAGGCCACAGAGACCGGCTTCACCCTCCCTGAAATTGAGGAAGTGCAAGCCCGTCTGGAGAAGCAGATCGACCAGAATATGCTCGACGACGAGCTGGCCGCCATTGAGAAGACCTTTAACATCTCCCTTCGGTTTGATAAGGACGACCGGGACGAACTGGAGGCCTACATCAAGAAGAACGGGAAAGACAGCCTCGTGGCCGTCATCCTGAAAACGGTATTGGAGGGCGGAAACGATGTCGTGTAAGTGCGGAAGCCAAATCACCCTATGCAATCTCCCTATCCGGTTCGATACATACACCGGATGCTCCCACGGTTGCCGTTACTGCTTCGTCCAGAAGAAGAATGGGCAGCTCGAAGCCGTCAAGAAGGGCGACGACGCCAAGGCTCTGAAAGCCTTTATCGACGGAAAGCGAACCGGAGAAACCCGCTGGTGCGACTGGAACATCCCCGTCCATTGGGGCGGCATGAGCGACCCATTCCAGCCCATTGAGAAGAAATACGGGTACAGCCTGGAGTGCTTGAAGCTGTTGGCAGAGACCCATTATCCCTTCGTGGTCTCCACGAAGGGGCGGCTATTAGCCGCCGACGAATATCTCGATTTGCTTTCCCGTTGCAACTGCGTCGTGCAGATCAGCATGGTATGCAGCAAGTACGACCAGCTCGAAAGAGGGGTGCCGCCCTTCGAGGAACGCCTCGAAATCCTGCGGAAGGTCTCTCCCAGAGTAAAGCGCACCATTGTCCGCATTCAGCCATATATGCCAGAGGTTTTCCGCGAGGTGATGGCGAACATTCCGCGCATCGCAGAAGCCGGAGCCCACGGCATCGTCGTGGAAGGCATGAAGTTCGCCAAGAAGAAGCCCGGCCTCGTCAGAATTGGCGGGGACAGTGTTTACCCCATCGAAATCCTCCGCAGGGACTTCGAGCAGATCAAGACGGAGGCCCACCGCCACGGCCTGAAGTTTTACTCAGGAGAAAACAGGCTCCGCAACATGGGCGACGATATGACTTGTTGCGGCATTGAAGGCCTGGAGGGGTTCAGGCCGAACACCTACAATATCTGCATGATGATTAACGGGAAGAACCCGCAGCCCACGGAACTGATGAAGACCATCGGAACGGCGGAGGCGTTCAAGACCCTCGACCAGAACGCCGGCAGCGGCCAGAAGATTGCAAAGCAATCCCTCGCCGGCATCATGCAAAGGGAGCTCGCCCAGAAGACGGACTATTACAAGAAAATCTTCGGAAAGGCAGACCATGAATAGGCTGACGCCGGTCGAGCGCCGGGACGGCCTATGGATGAAGCGGGACGACCTTTATGAGCCCTTCGGCCCCGGAGAGGTCAACGGAGGAAAAATGCGGCAGTGCATGATGCTGGTGGACAGCGTGAAGGAGCATACCACCGGCCTCATAAGCTGCTGCAGCATCCATAGCCCGCAAGCTCCCATCACGGCGGCGACGGCCCTGGCCCACGGGATGGAGTGCAGAATACTCTACGGCGGCACCAGCCGGGAGAAGCTGATGGAAAGCCCCATGCCAAGGCTCTGCATGAAATACGGGGCTACGGTCATTCTCTCCACCCGCAGCGGCCGCCACAACGTCCTCTACGCGAAGGCCCGGGAGCTGAAACGCCCCGGCGACTTCATTGTACAGTACGGAATTAACCTCTCCGGCCATTCAGACGTCCTTCTCGGCGCCGTCGCGGCCCAGGTAGAGAATATACCCGACGAGCTGGAAAACCTCGTCATGACGTGCGGAAGTGGCATCACGGCATCCGGCGTGATGATAGGACTGCACAGGTACGGAAAGAAGGTCGAGAACGTCCACCTCGTAGCGACCGCCCCAGACAGGCGGGAGAGCATACACGCCACCCTCCGGGAGCACGGGGCTGACCGGGATTTTCATTACCACGATCTTTTCCATACGAAAGGATTTGCATACGAGAAGCCGGCAACGGCGGTGTGGGACGGCGTCAGGCTCCACCCAAACTACGAAGCCAAGACCATGCAGTGGTTTGTAAAGAGCGGCCTTGACCCGGCCAATACCCTATTCTGGGTAGTTGGAGCAGAGCCCCGGAATGTACCGGCCGCCGGCAGACAGGAGCGCGGTATGTTGCGATGAAATGAGGGGAGGAAATGCCGAAAACAAACAGCGCCGACAAGCCGTGGGAGCGCCAAAAGGGCGAGAGCGAGAAGGCTTATGAAGCGTTCATAACCTACCGGGACTTGGGGGCGAAGCGCGGCGTTTCGGCAGTTTCCGAAGAGTTGACAAAAAGTAGGCAGTTAATAAGCCGCTGGAAGTCAACTTGGAATTGGGACGAGCGGTGCCGGGAGTGGGACAATCAGCTCCAGCGAGAGGCCAAGCAGAAGGCCGTAGACGAGCTCGGGAAAATGACCAAAAGGCAAATCAAAATCGCCATGCAGCTTCAAAATGCCGCACTGGAAGCCCTAGCGAAGACGAAGCCCGAGGACATGGCCCCAAAGGACATCCTGGCGTTCATCAAATCTGCAACCGCCATAGAGCGTGACAACCGCAGGGCGGAGCTGGAGGCGGCCTCCGCAGAGGTCCAGAAGACCAGCGCAGAGGGCCCGAGCACCCTGGCGGACGCCATCAACGAGGCGTGGCGAAGGAGGAAAGAACAGAATGAGCCTTGACCCAGAAGCTATCCTGTACTATTCCGACAACCCCGTCGAGTTCGTTGAGGACATCATCAGAGCCAAGCCGGACGCCAAGCAGAAAGATATGCTCCGCAGCGTGGCGGAGAACCCCCTCACAAGTGTCCGCAGCGGCCACGGCGTAGGAAAGAGCGCCGTGGAAAGCTGGCTCATTATTTGGTTTTTGTCTACCCGGCCTTTTCCGAAGGTGCCCTGCACAGCGCCGACGAAGCACCAGCTATATGACATCCTCTGGGCAGAGGTCAGCAAGTGGCTGAGAAACAACCCTGTTCTGGAGAATGACATCATCTGGACGCAGGAGAAGGTATTTATGCGTGGCTATCGGGAAGAATGGTTCGCCGTCGCCCGGACGGCCAGCAAGCCGGACGCCCTTCAAGGCTTCCACGCGGAGCACGTCCTCTACATCATTGACGAGGCCAGCGGCGTCGAGGACAAGGTATTTGAGCCGGTCCTCGGCGCACTATCTACGGAGGGCGCAAAGCTGGTGATGTGCGGGAACCCCACGAAGATTACCGGCTTTTTCTACGACAGCCACCACAAGGCCCGCGAGCTTTACAACGCCATGCACATTGACGGGCGGGACAGCAGCCGAGTAGATCAGCAGTTCATCGACACCATCATTGATATGTTTGGTGAGGACAGCGACGTCTTTCGGGTCCGTGTGGCCGGGGAGTTCCCCAAAGCCCTGCCTGACAGCTTCATCCCTATGGAGTGGGCGGAGCGGGCAAGCGAGGCCGAGGCCCCGGAGATTGACCGGGCAATCCGTGTGGACATCGGGATTGACGTCGCCCGGTACGGCGATGACAGCAGCGTCCTCTCCCCTGTCCTGGACAAGAAGCTCCAGGAAAAGCCGGAGATTTACCACCACAATGACACCATGGAGTTGAGCGGTAAAGCTGTCCAGCTCATCAAGCGCTATGCCCTGGAGCAGCCCTGGGCAGAGATACACGTCAAAATTGACTGTGACGGCCTGGGTGTCGGTGTCTTTGACCGCCTCATGGAGTTGCGTGAGCAGATCGTGGAGGAAGTTCAGGCCCAGCGGGACCGCCGGTATGCCGACGATGAGGACACCCCGCCCCTGTTCTCCCTGGACATCGTAGAGTGTCATTTCGGCAGCGAGGGCGGCACCATCAGCGACGATGACCCCATCGACTACCAGAACAGCACCGGCCTTATGTGGGGGGCCGTCCGGGAGGCCCTGCGGACACAGAGCATCAAGTTATACCCAGACGATAAGCAGATCAGTCAACTATCTAATCGGAAATATGTGGTGAACAGCGCGGGTAAAATCGAGCTGGAACGGAAAGAGGCTATGAAGAAGCGCGGCCTGTCCTCCCCGGATATGGGAGACGCCCTGGCCCTGGCCCTGCATGACCCGCTGGTAAGCGACTGGAGCATTGACTAAGGAGGACACCATGAAAGCGAAATGCAGTTACCTTGTATCGGCTGACGGCTGGCCGATGAAGTACATCCGGGCAAATACGGCGGCAGAGGCCCGGCGCTGCTGGCAGAAGATGACCGGCGGCCCCAAAAACCCCGCTGTTTCCCAAGTACTCGGTAAGAAGCCGAAGCGCGAGGGAGGCGAATAACCATGCCATTCTGGAACCGTATCAGAGGGGGCGGTGCGGGGAGAGCGAGCCAAGCATACCGGAGCGACAGCGTTATGCTGCCCCGGTGGACCAACCCGCCGGAGCGCAACACCCAGGAATGGATAGAGGCGTATCGGACGAACCCCCGCCTGTCCGTTGTGGAGCGCATCGCCTCCGATCTATCTTTTGCAGAGGGAAAGCTCTACCGGGTGGATGAGAACGGCAACGAACAGGAGCTTACTCATCACCCGTTCCTGGACTTTTGGGCGAATCCGAACCCGCTGCATGAGATGAGCAACGCGGCCCTGTGGCGGCTCCTGGAGATTTACCTCAAGCTCAAGGGCGAGGGGTACTTCATCATAGAAAAATCACCCCTGGGCGTCCCTGTGGAGCTGTGGCCGGTCCCCGTCCATTGGGTACAGATGACCCCGTACCTGGACCACCCGTATTACACTGTCCGGCTCACCAACGGTCTGCTGATGAACGTGTCCGTTGATGATATGTTCGTGATGAAAGACCTGAACCCGATAGACCCGTTCAAGCGCGGCCTGGGGCAGTCCGAAGCCCTGGCAGATGAGATTGAGACCGACGAATACGCGGCCAAATTCCAAAAGCGTTTTTTCTTCAACGACGCCACTCCAAACCTTGTTATTGCCATGCCTAAGAGCACGGAAGATCAGCGCAAGCGGTTCCGCGCTGAATGGCTTGAGCGGTTCCGGGGGATGTTCCAAAGCCACGGCGTTGCCACAGTTAACGGCGAAGTTGTGGTGAACAAGATAAGTGATACCATGAAAGATATGGACATGGTGAACGGCCGGACCTACTTGCGTAATTCAGTCCTCGAGCACTTCGGCATCCCCCGTGAGATTATGGGCATCACCGAGAGCAGTAACCGGGCCACGTCGGAGGCAGCTCAGTTCATCTACGCTCAAAACGTCCTCATGCCTAACCTGCGCCGCCGGGAAGAGGCCATCAACAACCAGATTATCCCGTATTTCGGAAATGACCTGGTGTGGCGCTTCGATGACATCATCCCCCGAAACCAGGAGTTTGACAAGGCCCTGGGTATCGACGGCTGGAATGCCGGCCTGCTCACCAAGGATGAGGCCCGCGAGAAGCTGGGTATGCCTCCGGCCCTGGTGGGCGGCGATGTCTACAAGACGCAGTTCTCCGATGTCTACATCCGGGAAGACGATGACCCCGTGGCGATCTCCACGGCGGCGGCCAACCTCCAGTATGCAGAGAGCGCACCACCGCTTGAGACGGGCGGAGAGCAGGATATTGAGATAACAGATAACGGAATACCCCTAGAAGCTGAAAACGGCTCAGAGGGCGCGGGAGACGGCCCGGAGGGTATAGAAATCGTGTCCTCCAAGGGTACGTCCCCGGAAGAGCGGAAAAACCTCCAGGTGCAGGCCGCACAACGCGCCCTGCTGCAAGCTGAGAGGGAGCAGACCCAGCGCTTTGAGATTGCCACCCTCAAGTACCTGCGAGAGCAGGGCCGCCGGGTAAGTGAGGTTATGGGCGGCACTACCAAGGATGAGCGGAGTGTTTGGGACATCCTCATGGGGGCTATCCCCGGCTATGACCCTAACAGCGAGGATGCGGCGGAGCAGAGCGCGGCGGCGTGGTCCTCTTTGAGCGAGGCAGACCGCACCCGCCTTGTGAGCGCCTTTACCCTGGGCCTCATCGACTGGCCCCAAGAGGAAACGGCCCTGCTGAACATCTTTGAACCGCTGTGGAAAGAGAGCTACGACAAGGGCGCTGGTGTGTCTGCCAAGCTCTACAACCTCCAGGCGGTCCAGAGGCCGGAGCTTATCAGCACGGCGAAGCTGCGGGGCGGCATCCGGGTCAAGGGCATCCAAGACACCACAAAAGCCAATATCGCCCGTATCGTCTCCGCCGGCCTGGAGCACGGAGACAGCCGGACCACCATCGCCAAGCAGATTGAACAGGAGATGCAGACCACGGCGGGACGGGCGCGGACCATCGCCACCCAGGAGTGCAATACTTCTCTCCTGACCGGCCACTATGACATGATGCGAAAGGCTGGGGCCGCCTGGAAAACCTGGCACGTTGCCAACATGAGCGCCGCCAGACCCTCCCATAAGCGGCTCAACGGGGAGCGGGTCCCCATTGACGTCAAGTTCTCCAACGGCCTGATGCGGCCCTGTGACCCAGACTGTTCCGACCCCGCCGAGGTCGTGAACTGTCATTGCTTCCTGACATTCGACAAGTAAGGAGGACACCTGATGGAATTTACCGAGATGCAGGCTCAGGAGGCCGCACGATCTGCGGGTATCGACCTGGAGAAAGAGCGGTTCGACCTGAAAGCCCTGACAGCCGGGATGAATGCGGAGCTTGAACACGGCACTGCAAGCCCGGACACGAATATTACCAACGATGACCCCGTTATGACGGCGAAGCTCGCGGCTGCACACCTGCGGGTATCGCCGCTTTATTATGCCTCCGGGCGGGGCCTGAAAGCGTGGGAGGCTTCACTCCGTCGAGGGGTGAAAACGAAAAGCTCCAAGACGGAGCACAAAACGCTGTCTTTCCGTACCGAAGAGTACGACGAAGAGAGCGGCATCTTTAGTGGCTACGCTGCCGTCTATGGCAACATCGACAGCGGCGGGGACATAATTGAGCCTGGTGCCTTCACGAAGACAATCGCCGAGGGCTGGGAAAGGGTGAAGATACTCGCCCTGCACAACGACTGCTGGCTCCCCATTGGCAGACCTTTGGAGCTGAGGGAAGATAGCAACGGCCTTTTCATCAAGGCCAAAATCAGCGACACGTCGATGGGACGCGACATCAAAGTGCTGCTGAAAGATGGAGTTCTCAATGAGCTGTCCATCGGGTATGACCCCATCGTCTTTGACTATGACGAAAACGGAATCCGGCACCTGCGGGAAGTCAAGCTGTGGGAGGTCTCCATCGTTACTTGGGCCATGAACCCGGAAGCGACGATCACCGACTACAAGCAGGCCACCGATGCCTCGGGCTTCCTGGACGCCTTTTTGGAGGCGGCCACCTCAGAGGTCAAGGCCGGACGGAAAATCAGCGGGACCAGACTAAAGGCACTCAAGGACGCGAGCGCGTCCTTGAAAGCTGCTACTAAGGTCCTCGACGGTATCATTCAAGAGGCAAGCGACAGCGAGAAGTCTGTCACCCGCACCCCAAACAACCGGGCCGGAAAAGCCGCGCCTACCGGCATCAACTATGAAATTTTGCTATAAGGAGGAAATTACAAATGGCTATTCCCAAAAAAGGCACTGCGCCCGCCGGCCGCAAGTCCGTGAAGATGGAGGCCGACGAACTGACCGAGAAAATCAAGGCTTGTGTCAAGGAGGCTCTGGATGAGCAGGCCGAGGCCAAGGCCGAGGGCGAAGAGGGGACCGAGGACGCCGTTGCCGAGGTTATCCCCGCTGACATCTCCGGCCTGATTGAAGAGGCTATGTCCGTTGTCGCTGAGAAGCGCAAGAGCCGCAAGGAGGCTGGCGAGGAGCTGGGCGACGTCACCGCCGAGGAAGTCATGGAGGCCGTCGGTGAGATTATCGACGCTACCGAGGGTGAGGCCAAGGAGGATGACGGCGTTGAGGAAGAGGTCAAGGAGGACGAGGAAGTGACTGATGAGGCCAAGGGGCGCAAGGCCGCCACCCGCAAGCACCAGACCAAAAGCGCCCGCAAAAGCGCGGCCTCCCCCGTCCAGCGGAAGTACAGCTCCATCTACATGAGCCGTACCACCCCTACCAGCACCGCCAAGAAGTCCATCCCGCCCGCCGTGCAGCTCGCCCGTGCTATCAAGTGCCTGGACGTGTTCGGCAAGCATGACCCCGACGCCGCCTCTTTCTACGCGCAGCGGAAGTATGACGATGCAGACATGGCCCGCGAGTTCAAAGCCCTGTCTGCCACCAACCCCGCTGCCGGCGGCTACCTCATCCCTGAAATCTACCTGGACCAGATCATTGAGCTGCTGTACTCCAAGACCGTCATCTTTGAACTGGGCGCTCAGAAGGTCCCCATGGCCAATGGCAACCTGAACATCCCCAAGATGACCGGCGGCGCCCGTGCTACCTGGGGCGGTGAGGCTCGCAAGATTGCGAAGACCCAGCCCACCTACGGAAACATCCGCCTGTCCGCTAAACGACTGGAGGCCATTGTGCCCCAGACCCGCGAGCTGCTGATGAGCACCAACTACTCCGCGGACCAGCTCTTTGCCAACGACCTGACCCGCCGCATGGAGCTGGGCCTTGACTTCGGCGCAATGTTTGGAAAGGGCGGCGAGTTCCAGCCCCTCGGTGTCTTTACCGATAAGGAGGTCGAGCACGTAGACGCAAAAACCCTGAGCAACGAGGACCTGGCCGACAGCAACGGCAAGATTACCGCCGACTTCCCCGTGTTCGTCCGCTCTAAGGTCCTGGCTAAAAACGTAGACGACAATAAGCTTGGCTGGGCCTTCAACTCCGTGCTGGAGGGCTACCTGATGAACCTCAAGACCACAACCGGCGCGTACATCTACCGCGATGAGATGAACACTGGCAAGCTGCTGGGCTTCCCCTACCGCGTGTCCAACCAGATCACCACCGATACCAGCGGCCTCACTGAGCTGGCCTTTGGCAACTGGGCAGACCTCCTGGTGGGCGAGCAGATGGGCCTTGAGACCTACACCACCCTGGACGGCTCTTGGGTCGATGAAGAGGGCAACCAGCACAACGCCTTTGAAGAGAATCTGGCCGCCACCCGCGCCCTCATGTACGTAGACATCGCTGCCCGTCACAAGGAGAGCTTCCTACACATCAAGAACATCAAGGCGTTTTAATCGGAGGCCGGGGCATATCGCCCCAGCCCCATAATTTCAACAAGGAGGAATTTCGGCTATGAAACGTGCTCTTATTCAGAGTGTCAAAGTGACCCCGTATACCAGCGAGGACGCCATCAACCGTGAGGGTTTCCTCTCTGGTATCCTGGCCGTCAAGGTCGGCTCTCCCTCCGGCTCCCCTACGGGCCTGGCCGTGAAGTTGACCATCACTGAGAGCGACCAGCAGAGTACCGGCTTTGCCCCTGTCAAAGATAAGCTGGTCTGCGTGGGCAACGCGCCCTTGGATGATGCGGGCGTGATCTCCGCCTCCACCGCTGCCGAGGGCGGCGAGCTGGTGAACTTCGACCTGGACCTGGTGGGCCTCAAGCAGTATGTCAAGGTCAAGGTGGAAGTTACCTGTACCGGCGGTTCTTCCCCGTCCTGCACGGCTACCGCTGCCCTAGCCCTGGGTGACGCTTCTGAGGTCCCCGCCTGATTTGGCCCTGAGAGGCCCTGCAAGGAGGTTTTCACTATGGCAAGACATTATCCCTCCGAGGCCGTGAAACCCGCCGAGAACAAGCGGGAGGCAGGTCCCAAGGAGAAGAAAGCGACTACTCCCAAGAACGACGGCAAAAAGGAGGACGCGGGCGAGTAGCCCGCGCCTCCCCATGAGAATGGAGGCGACACCGTGGCAAATGAACCGACTGTAAAGTTGGCCGCAAACGCCATGACAACTCTTGAGGACACGATGGAGCGCCTGGGCATCCCACCAGAGGCGGCGGACACTGCCGTAAAGAACAACATCATCCGGCTTATCAATTCGGCGTCTGCCTGGATTGAGACCATCACCGGGCGGAAGTTCGGCAAGGCCACCTATACCCACAGGTACGTTGCCCCCGGCACTCAGGAGCTTGTGCTCACTCAGTACCCCATACGGGCGGTTGAGTACGTCCGGGACACCGAGAACGGCGTGAGCATTGACCCCAATAGCTACGACTTTACCATGACCGGAAACGTAGGCGTACTGTATCGCGATACGGGATGGGTATTCCGTGGCTATATCGGCGGCCTTGCGAACGACTACACGGCCCCCCGGCGCTACCTAGAAGTAAAGTTCACCGCCGGGTATGTGCTGCCAAAGGACGCGACCGAAGACGAGCCGTCCGATCTTCCGGAGGACATCGTGGCGATTGTGTGGGGTATCGCGGAGCAGGAATTTTCCATCTTGCGAAACGGCGCACAAGGCCTTACGGCGTTCTCCATCTCCGACGTATCGTGGACCTTTGACAAAGAACCCCGCGCCTCCTGGATGGAGACCCTGGCCCACTACATGAGGTGGTGAGCCTATGCAAGTCCGTGATAACATCCTGCCGCACCTGCGGCGGGTCAAGGCCGAGCTGGAGAAGCTGAATGGCACCCGGATAAAAATTGGCATCCAGGGCAACGCCGATAGTGAGCTGCTGATGATTGCCCGTGTCCATGAGTACGGAGCCACCATCACGCCCAAGGCCACCCGGAACCTCTGCATACCTATCCACAAGGACAGCTACGACAAAAGCCCCAGGGACTTTCAGGACCTCTTCTTTATCCGGTCAGAGGAAGGCTACCTGTACGGCGTCGTAGCCAAAAAGGGACGGAGGGACAAGGACAACCCGAACAACCTCAAGTTCCTGTTTCTGCTGCTGCCATCCGTCACCATACCGGAGCGCAGTTTTATCCGGGCGGGCTTCGACCACAACAAAAACAAGCTGGCCGAAATCGTCCAGAAAGAGGTTGCCCTCATCTGGCAGGGCCAGGAGACAGCGGACGGAGCCATAGCGTGGATAGGCGGGCAGGCAGTGGGCCTTATCCAGCAATTTATGACCGATGCGAGCAACTTTGAACCGAAAGGGAAAATCCAGAGGGAGCGCTACCCGTCCTACGCGTCCAGTCCCCTCATGGTGACTGGACGGCTCAGGAACTCGATCACCTGGGAGGTAGAGGAATGAACACCCCGTTTAAAATGGCGCAGCCCATGATACCGGGCGGCCTGCTGCATACCATGTATGAGGTCCGGGCGGGAGGCCATTACGACCAAGACAAGGGCGGCCAGTGGGTAGCCGGTGAACCTGTGCGCGTCCCCTTTGAGGGCGCGGTCCTCCCTGTGAGCGATAAGGACCTGCGGCGTGAACTTACCGGCACCGTGTCCGATCTGAGCGAGAAAATCTACACCAACGGCCATGCGCTCCAGGTGGGGGCGCAGGTCTATGACCCCGACAGCGGAAACACCTACACCGTGACCCAAGAGCTAGGCCACAACAGCATCCACCCGATGAAGCGGTATCTGGTAGAGGCCAGGACCGGCGCAGCATCGAAAGGAGGCGGCGGGGCATGAGCTTTGTCACGAAGCGGAACGCCCTCATATCCGCGCTTCACAAGGCCGTGGGCGCCCCGGTCCTGCTGGCCTCCCAGGTCCAGCCGGAGGCCGAACCTCCGTTCATCGTCTACTCAGTGACCGCAGACTACATCCCGGACGGTGGCCTGGGCAACTACTCGCTGGGTGAGGGTGCAATGCAAGACGATCTGGTGGAGGTCCGGGAAGAGCAGCCCACCGCCACCCTGTCATTTACTGCTTGCAGCGTGAACCGCTGCTACGACGATAAAGGTTCCCAGGTACAAATCCTGGGTGCGGATGAGGCTCTGGAGCTGGCGACGCTGGCCCAGGGCTTTTTCCTGCATACCGGGAGAGACGCCATCGCGGGGGCCGGATTCGTCGTTGTTGATGTCACCAACGCCACCAGCCGGGACGCCCTGGAGCTTGACGAAATGGGCCGCCGGTTCGGTTTTGATGTCCGGCTCCGGTACACCCGGACCGACGCGGCGGCCATCAGCAAACTTGAGAAACCCACAATCAAAGGAAACGTAAAGGAGTGATTTGAATGCCGAAAGACGTTGTTGTGATCGTGAATATTGACGCCAAGCCCAGCGGAACGGAGAACCTGGACATTCTTCTGCTGTCCACCGAGGGCGTTAAGGACGTGGCCGTCTACCGCGATCTGGACGTCATCAAGGAGACGTTCACCGGGAAAAAGGTTGCTGCTATGGCCGAAGCTCTGTTCGACCAGGGCAAGACCACCCTTGCGGAAACCCTCATCCGCAAAGTCAAAATCGCTGGCATCGCTGCCCCCGCTGGGAGTGATGAGAGCGAAAAGGCAACGGCCCTTGTGGCCGCTGTTGAAACCCTGCGCGCGACTGACGATGACTGGTATATCCTGCTTACCGACCAGGACGGAGATGAGGCCGTAAAAGCCCTCTGTGCCTGGGCCGAGGCCACCGAGCCTACCGAAGCGGAGCTGGGCGCGGGCGAGGAAGATCACCGCAAGCTCTACTTTGGACGTACTCAGAACAAGAGCCTTGCCGTCACCAATCGCCGGTCCATCGTCATCTACGGAGACCAGGATGAGGAGTACCCCGACGCCGCCTATGTGGGCAATGTGGGGCCGTTCTATCCCGAAAGCGTGACCTGGAAGTTCAAGCGGCCGCAGGGTCTCACCGTCCCTGACCTGACCGCCGCTGAGCGCGACGCTCTGGAGGAAGCCAACGTGAACTTCCTCACCGCCGAGTACAAACGGGAGTATTTGAAAAACGGCGTGTGCGCCGACGGCGAGTTTATCGATGTTCAGATGGGCGCGGACTACATCGCCAAGACCATGCGGGAAAATCTCTACGACATCTTCCTGGAGAACGCCAAGGTTGGCTACACCGATGCTGGTTTTGCCACCATCGCCACAGGCGTATACCGCGCCCTGAACCGCGCCGTTGAGCTGGGAATCATCGCCACTGACCCTGAAAGCAACCAAGGCATCTACACTGTCGTTGTCCCCCGCCGGGAGGACGCCACTGACGCCCAAGCCCGCAACCGGCAAATGCCGGACATCATATGGGAGGCCCAGCTTGAGGGGGCCGTCCACAGTATCAAAGTCAAAGGCACACTCAGAGCCACCCTGAGCGCCTAAGAAGAGAGGAAACGAACTATGGGTAAAGACATCGAGATTGCAAGCTATGACCCCAAGAAAATCAATGTTATCGTCGCCGGTCGGGTGATTACCGGCTTTTCCGCCGACGGTGTGGTGACGCTTGCCAAAAGCGAGGACAGCGTGACGCCCAGTGTGGGCGCGAAGGGCGATGTAGCCTATTCCGAAAACGCCAACGAAAGCGGCACCGTCACCCTCACCCTTATGTCCACATCCTCCAGCCTCGCCTATCTGCGCGACCTGGAGGCCAAGCGCAAGGCCGTGAACGTGACTATCAGCGATGTCAACGACGCCGACAGTTTCACCATGAGCGAGGACAACTGCCGCATCACAAAAATGCCGGATATCGCCCGCGTCAAGGAACAGGGCACCGCTACGGTGACTATCTTTGTTCCGTCTATGACTATCCGCTAAGGCGTGACGATCTGTGAAGAATAATCCAAAATGGCCGAACCGGCCTAAATCACTGTCAGAAAGGGGTTACAGAGCATTTATGAGCAAGACGAAAAAAGTCACTATTGGGGAGCAGGAATTCACTATCCAGAGTGTTTCCCCAACATGGTATTTCCAGACCAACGACGAGTGTGGAATGACCGGCGGCAAACGCGATACCACCAAATATCTCGACACCATTTTCAAGAACTGTGTTATCTCTCCGCCCGAAATCAAGAGCGAAGGTATGGCTTACTTTGATGGCAAGGAGGATGTGAAAACCCCCGAGAAGCTCATCAAGGCCATTGAGCAGTTTCTTCGGGAATGAGTACAGTACAGAGCAGGCCATCCGCCGGGCACGCCGGAACCGCGAATTTTGGACAATGGTTTTTTGTTGTAACGGGCTTACATACACCGAACTTCAAAATATGGATATGGCGGAGTATCGGGAGGCAGTAGAAGCCCGCATACTTTTTAATACAGAATGGAAGCCGCAGAAGAAATAACTCCTCTGCGGCTTTTCTTTTGCCCAAAAGGAGGTGGGGCGAATGGCAGACAGCCGAGAGCTGACTTTTGGCATGAACTTCGGGCTTGACAGCGCAATAAACAGGCTTCAAGAAGTAATTGACAATCTGGAAAATGTTGTGGAAAATGCCCGGAAGGCCGGAGATGCAGGCCAGGATATCGGTTCCGACATAAGAGCCGGAGCCGATACCGGCAGAGATGGTATCGACGACCTCACGGATTCGATCAGGGAGGCCGAGGACGAGGCAGATGATGCCGGTGACAACATCGGTACGAATTTCCGCCAGATGGGCGCAGAGGCGGACAGCTTCGGTGCTGCCGTGGGGAAATCTATGGCCGCTGCGGCCAAAGAAACCAACAGCGTTTCCAAGACCATCAAGGCCGGATTCGACGGGGCCATAGGCTACTCCCAAAAGAAATTTTCCGACTTCACGGGCAAGGTGAAGACCGGGATAAAGGGTATCGGGACCGCGTTCACGCACCCGATAAATACTATCAGGGGGAAGTTCCTGAGCGCGGTGGAGGCCGCAGCCGACAAGATAAACAAGGTGGGCGATGAGGCTGACGATGCGCGAAAAGACTTGGATGATATGGGAGATGAGGGCGACAAGGCTGGAGGCGAAATCAAAGAGGCCATCAAGGGCGCTCTCGCTGCCTTTATCGGCTTTGAGGCAATCCAGGCCGGTATTGATATGCTCAAGGAGCTGGGCGCGGCGGCCATCGAAGCTGCCGGGTTCGCCGAGAACGTAGGCCGGAAGTTCGATGCAAACTTCGCCGGAACCGATGCCGAAGAGTGGGTAGAGAACTACGCCGACGCCGTTCACCGCAGCAGCGATGAAGTCAAGTCTTTCATGGTGTCCAACAAGGCCCTATACGGGGAAATAGGCATCACCGGGGACGCTGCCGCAGAGCTGTCTAAAATCACCACATCCCTTGCCTACGACTTTGGCAACGCCTTTTCCATGGATGATACCGAAGCCCTGGGCGTGGTCCAGGACTACATCAGCGGGAACAACGCCGCGCTCGAAGAGTACGGCATCCACATTGACGAAGTAGCCCTGAAAAACTCCGCCCTCGCAATGGGCCTTGGAGATCAGATAGACGAAATGGACGATGCTACTCTGGCTCAGGTCCGTATGAACGCCCTACTGGGGCAGACCGAGAAAATCCAGAAGTCAGCGGCCAACAGCACTGGCGGCCTGGTGAACAGCACCAAGGACCTCAAGGGTATCTGGAGTGATTTCATGGCCGACGCTGGCAGCCGATTTACGCCGGTCATCGAAAGCCTGTTCAATACTATTCTGGATAGCTGGCCGACCATAGAGCCGATGCTTATGCAGTTTGTGGATATGCTTAGCAACGGGCTGGCCCGGGCTATGCCCATCATCACGGAGCTGGGGATGACCCTGCTTCCCGTCCTGACGGACGTTCTGGGAACGGTATTCGAGGCAGGCCTCCCACTCTTGCAGGTGTTCGGAGACCTGGCACAGACCGTCTTACCGCCTGTGGCGAACATCGTAGGCATGATAGCTGAGACCGTCATGCCGCCCCTGGTGGACATCCTGAACATCCTGAACACTTCCATCATTCAGCCCCTTGTGCCGGTCATCCAAAAGTTGGCCGAGGCGCTGCTACCGCCCATCGCACAACTGCTAGGCCTCATCTCCCCTATCCTGGAGGCCGTAAGTCCTGTGCTTGAGGTTATCGGAGATGTCTTGGGTGTTATTGCCGAGGTCCTGGGCAAAGTGGTAGGCTGGCTGGCCGACGGCGTTGGCAAAGTTGTGGGTTTCTTTACGAACCTGTTCGGTGGAGCTAAGGAAAGCAAAACAGAGGTTGCGGAGCTTGGCGACAGTATTACTGATCTTGGAACCGCAACCGAAAATATTAAGCCGCCGGAAATTGACATCCCGCCGCCGCAAATACCGGAAGTTGATCCTGTTATTGTTCCTGTTGCAACAGCGATAACGGATTCGGATCTTGGGACGGAAATGGATCCTGTTGCTCTCGCTGCGGCCGATACAACGCCATTTACTAAATCGATTTCTCAGGCTTCTGAATCCTCCAGACAAACATTGGAAGAAACGGCAGTCGATATACAGACTGCTTATACAAATGAGTTGGATGAAATCGGCGTCACAGCTGACCAAACACATAACAAAATAGCAATATCAGCAGAATCCATGTGGTCGCGTATGACGAGCGCGGCAGAGGCAGGCGCAGCAAAAATCACCGGAGCGTTTCAACGTATAGCGGAGAACGCCCAAAGCATCGAAAATACAACCGTTTCCTTAGGCGTAAACATACCGCATAATGCCAGTGGTACAGATAACTTTGAAGGCGGTCCAACCTATATGAACGAGCAGGGCGGCGAAATAGCAGTTCTGCCAAGAGGCAGCACCATCATTCCCGCCGATAAGAGCGCCCAGATCGTCAACAGTATGACATCCAGCACGATAGAGACGCGGCAGAGCGTCAGTATTTCTCCAAACATCAGTATCAAAATCGATGGCACACCCGATGACGGAGCTATAAGCAGGATGATTTCCGAGCTTAAAACGATGTTCCATACACTTTATCAAGAGGAGCAGGAAAGAGACTACGCCGGACGAGCCATTCAACGCGGGTTCACATAAGGGAGGATACGAACCATGGCATACACCTTAACGGGTGAAAAGTGTGGTACTGTGAGATTTGAGGCGTCCAGAAACGGCACCATCAATGGGGAAACCTTCACCCACAGCAGCAAGGTCACTCAAAATCCTATTGAGGGCGGCGCCAATATCAATGACCATGTTTTCCGAAATCCGGCCGGCCTCCAAATCAAGGGCACCGTTATCGGGGGGCAGAACGCTCACGACCGGCTTATGGCTATGTGGAAAAAGGGCGACATCATCACCTATGAGGGCCGAGTACGCATAGGAAATCTTGTCATTACGAATATCTCGGAAAACTTTGGCCCAGAGAATCGCAACGGCTTCAATTTCACTGCGACTTTTCAAGTGGTTTCCTTTGGCAGCGCGGAATATTCCGCTTTCGGGACCGTCCCCATGATGTCACAGCAGGATTCCGGAAAAGCTGCTCCCGGTATGAATACGTCGGCTACTCGATCGGATGGTCTAAAGACCACTTCATCGACGAGTATTTCAACGTCCGCTTACACGCAGTATGTAAATCGTTACAACAACAAGCCGTCCAGTAGCAGTGGTCCGGCCACACGACAGACACCAAGCTATTCCGGGATTAGATAGGAGGATGTATGCAGCTCATAGATCTATCACAGGAAGTCGAGTATATTGAAATCAACCCTTCCAAGGTTCCGATTCGGTTCAGTATCAAGCTGGATGACATCACTTATCAATTTACCATCCGGTACAACGCTGTAGGCCGATTTTTCACCGTAGACCTTGAGATACCAGCCACCGGGGAAAAGCTGGTCTATGGCGACCCTATTCGCTATGGACGACCGCTTTTCGGCACAGTTGAAGACGAGCGCTTCCCTCTCCCCGTCATTATCCCCGAATGCCTCACCGGGGACGGGGTTTCCGAGGTCACTTATGAAAATCTCGGGAGCACCGTCAAATTGTACCTCCACGAAAGGCGGTGTTAAATTGCGCCAGTGGATGCGGTCGGCCAACCTTCAAATCGGGAACAACCGATATGGGATGGAAGACCTTTATTTCGAATTCGAGGTTCCTTTTGAGGACAGCACCCAACTTCCAACAGCCACATTTAAAATTTACAATATGAAAGAGGCCACCAGAAAGGGCATCCAGAAAAACGATGCCGTCATCCTGAATGCTGGTTATGAAGGGGATGTCGGATGCGTCTTTGTCGGAGCTGTTGACGCCTGCCAGCACCAGCACAACGGAACAGAATGGATAACTACAATTCACGCCACAGCCGCCCTCGAGGCGTGGCTTGGCACACAGGTAAACAAGACCTACACCCAAAAAGTTTTCGCATCACAGATCATCCCCGACCTCCTGAACATTTTCGGCATCGAGGTAGGCATCTTTCAGCCTGTCACCGACCGCGTTTATGAGCGCGGGAAGGTGTGCAAAGGCAAGATTAAGGACGTACTCACGGAAATTGTGTGTAACGACTGTAAAAGCCGCATGATAATCCGGGTGGGACAGTTGATCATCAACAATCCTGCCGATGGAATCAAAATGGGGTACGTCCTCACACCTGCCAGCGGCCTCCTTCTTTCATCAAGCGAGGTAGAGGAAACGGTCATAGCCACCCCTCTCAACAGCCAAAGCAGCAAAACCGAGAAAGATGAGGAGGGAGCCACAAAGACCCGGGAATGTCTGTTGAATTACCATCTTGGCCCCGGAGACCAGATCATCATAAAAAGCGAAGCCCTTAACGGGAAATTTGTCATTGTCAAGGGAAAACACGCCGGCAGTCCCACAGGGGCATGGAAAACCACCATTGAAGTTAAACCGGCACCGCCCACTCCGACCGTTGTTTCCAGCGGTTACAAGGTCGGAGACAAGATTATCTTGAACGGCCCTGTATTTGCAGACAGCTACGGCAATGGGCAGGGCCGCACTTTCACAAACCGGCGCGACACCATTACCATCATCGCCTCCGATCTAAAGCGGGCGAAACCCTACCACATCGGCGCCATTGGATGGGTAAGTGCAGACGAGATAACAAAAGTGTAAGAAGGTGCAGAATCTATGGCAAGCACAAAGAAGCAAATGGCCTATGAGGCCGCGCAGGAAAAGAATCTCCTTTCGGCAATCAACTGCGCAGCTATTGTTCGCGTCATGGCTTTCAATCCGGAAATGATGACCGTCGACGTGTCTCCCCTTGTCCGCCGGCCTATGGGAGACAGCTTCCAGACCCCGCCGCCCATCCTTTCCGTGCCAGTGGCGGCAGTCAGGGGCGGCGGTTACATCGTCCGGCCGTGGTATAAGGTGGGAGACGTCGGGGTAATCGTTTATCTCGATGTTGACAGCGATAACGCGATCAGCAGCGGTGATGCCTGCAATCCCAACACCGAACGCCTCCACTCCGGGGATGACGCCGTTTTCATAGGCGGTATTTTTGCCGGAGAAGGAACCGCCCCCGGCCTGCCGGCGGAATCTCTTGTCCTTTCCACGGAGGACGGGCAGACCTACATCGCGGTCAGCACCCGGGGGATTCTCATAAAAGGCGATTTGCAGGTGGACGGAGGCATAAAGGCCAGCGGGGCCATCACGCCAGACACCTCAGTCAATGTGGAATAGGGGGCGACGCTTTGAAGGACAACATGAGTATTTACATCGACCCGGAGACGCTCGACCTCGATTTCGATGATGCCGGAATCATGCGGCAGACCTTTGGGGACGAGACCACGGCGCAGGCTGTTCGGGTAACGCTCCAAGTCTACAAGGGGGAGTTTCCTCTTGACATATCCCACGGCACCAACTATGAACGCATCATGGGAAAAAAGCCCCATGAACTCGAAGCCGATGAAATTCCCGAAGTGCTTCGGGAGGCCATTTTCCAAGAGGAGACTGTCGCTCAGGTTGATTCGCTCGAGTTTGAGCCGGCCAAGGGGCGCAGCCTTTCCGTTTCTTTCACTGGTACCCTTACCAATGGCGGTACCATCAGTATGGAGGTGAACACAAACCAATGAATACCGAACAATGGGGTCTTACAGAACGCGGATTTCATTGCCCCACTTATACCGAAGTTCTCGACACATTGGAGTATAAGGCGCGGGAACTTTTTGGAGCCAAGGCCAATCTTACCGTCCGCTCTCCCCTTGGCCTGTTCCTTCGTATTTTTGCATGGGCGATTCATCTCCTTTTTCAGCTTGCCGAAGATGTTTACAACAGCCGTTTTATTGATACAGCCGCCGGCACAAGTCTCTATAATCTCGGAAAGGCTATTGGTCTCCGCCTCCTCCCTGCCCAGAAAGCCGCCGGATATCTAAAAGTGACCGGACGTCCAGGGACGACCATCAACAAGGGATTTCTTGTGTCCACAATATCCGGCCTTCAATATGTCTGTCTCATTGAAACACAGATAGGCGACACAGGGACGGCTATAGTTCCTGTGCAGGCGTTCAATGCTGGAGAGGAATACAATACGGGTCCAGGAACCATAACTGTTGTTGTGAATCCCACAGATGGCATCACAGCGGTCACCAACACGAAGTCTGTTGATGGAGGCCGCGCGCGGGAAACCGATGAACAATTTCGGGACCGTTACGCTGTCTCTGTTGATTTTGCTGGTGGCGTTAATATCGAGGCGATCATTGCTGAAATTTTACAAACAGTGGAAGGTGTGTCCGCCGCCCTGGGATTTGAAAATGACACGGATGAAAAAAACGAATTGGGACTTCCGCCTCACAGTATAGAAGCGATTGTTTACGGAGGCCTTGATACTGATATCGCAGAGGCAATTTTTCGACGCAAAGCTGGCGGTATTCAAACCTATGGGAATACAAGCGTTCCAGTCATTTCAGCCAGCGAGCAGAGCATTGATATTTATTTTTCTCGCCCAAGCCCGGTTCCCATATGGGTCAGGATTACAAATCTTGTCACTACCACAGCATTTCCGCTGGATGGCCAGCAGCGTATCAAGCAGGCCCTTATTAATTACATTGGGGGCGATGTTACCGGCGGCCTCGGTATCGGCGCCAGCGTTATTTATATGACGCTCCCGACCGTAATCTTTTCTGTTGAAGGGGTCAAAGATTTTGACCTTGAAATCAGTAAAGACGGCAGCAGATTCGGAGATGAGAATATCGATGTAAACACCCGGGAAAAGGCCGTCACAGACGAAGGTAAGGTGAGCGTCACATGAATTTTATTGAGATCATGCTCGATATGCTCACCAGCGCCTACACCCGTAAAGACCTTCGAAACAACCGAAAAAAACAACCGCCCGAGACTAACATTGGGCGGTTGTTCAATACCTTCGGATGTGGACTTGATATCATTCGCGATCATTTCGAACGGGTGCGGCTATGGGATGATATCGACAAGGCTCGAGGTCTTGTGCTTGATCGATACGGTCAAAATTTTGGCGTAAAGCGGGATGGCGCGAATGACGATTTTTACAGGCTGATGATCAAAGTCAAAATGATTTCCCTTCTGTCCGGCGGCGATGTTAATACAGTCATAGAGAGCGCTGCCAGCTTGTTCGGAGTTGCCTCCACCGATATTGAACTCTTTGAAATTTTTCCGGCTAAAATCTGGTTGTACATTAATGAGGATGAATTTGATGAAGAACATGCACGAATAGCCCCTCTTATTGCCCATATGGTAAAACGCATTATAGCCGCCGGCGTGGGAAACCGCATCTTTTTTAAAACGCGGTCTGATTTTAAAATCCAGCTTCTCTCTGGTGTCGCTTCAACAACAATCTGTCATGCAGATATCACGCCCCGATCTGGACTGACAGTTGAGAGCCGGGGGCAAGTCTTTCCATACGCAAGTACCCTTGATCATATAAACATTGCAGTATACCCCGCAGCTTCCCCACACCGGATTATCCGACGGCAGTTCATCATTGCCGACGCGGCACTTGAAACAATTCGTCATAGTATACAAATAAATTAAGGAGGAATCGTTTATGTCTACGGTTGATTGCGCTGTTATCACAAATCTTGGACATGCTTTGCTTGGAAAAGTTCTGGCGGGTAAATCGGACATACACTTCACCCGCGCCAGTGTCGGAGATGGTGTCATATCCGAAGGCAAAAGCCCCGAGGAGTTGACAGAATTAGTCCATGAAATAAAGGCTGGAGATATTTCCGGGGTGGATAATCCCGGAAGCGGGGAGGTCCGTGTCAGTATACAAGTTTCGAGTTTAGGTGTTTCTGTCGGCTTCTTTGTCAAGGAAATCGGCATCTTCGCCACTGACCCTGACTTGGGCGAAATCCTATATGCATATGTCAGTATGCCGGATAAACCGCAATGGATTCGCCCGGAAGGTGCCAGCATCAATACACTCGCGATTTTTGATGTATACGTCGCAGTCAGTCGAGCAGCGGAGGTGACTGCACAGATATGCCCCAGTGCAATGGTCCATATATCCGATTTTGAAAGCTATAAGACTTATGTGGAGACGCAATTGTCAAGTAAGGCGGAGGCAGAGCCGCCGCAAAAGTTTGAACTGCCGTTGGCGGAAGGCTGGACAAAATACCAGCAGCCTTACTATCAGCGAAATGCATTCGGGGAAGTGACCATATGGGGATCAGTGAAAAAAGATTCTGCGATCGAAAAAAGCGACGTAATAGCCACGCTCCCTAAAGGGTTTTGGCCGCCGGCTCCATTTGAGGCGCCGGCGATGAAATTTGTTGACGGCGCGCCAACTGCGGTCATGGTATTTGTGCATGGAAACGGACAAATATCGACCAGCTCCACGACATCGACAGGTAGCGCGGCACTATCTTTTATAATCACATATGCGGGCCAGTAAAAGGAGAAGATCACATGACTTATAAACATTACTGCGTCACCGACGCGCAAAACAGATACAAAACCCTTGTGCTGGTAATCAATGAACCGGATGAAACCGGAGAGATACAGGAAAGAGTTCAGTACTACACACTTTTGGAAGGAGAACGGCTGATAGATGCAGCGCCGCCTGTGATGCGTCCATATATCGGTGCGGACGGGTTTATCAAGCCTGCCTGGAATGGCTCGGCGTGGATAGAATCCGCCACGAGCGAGGAAATCACAGAATGGGAGACGGAGCACCCCACACCGCCTCCTACCCCACCCGCTGAAAGTGAACGCATTGCGTCTCTGGAAACGCAGATGACAGCCGCACAGACGGCGTTAGTTGAGGCATATGAGGCAGCGGATGGTCAGGCAACGACGATCATGTTGGCGCAGACCGAAGCGTATGAGACGGCGGACAGGCAGAACACAGACGCCATGCTGGCGCTGGCGGAAGTATATGAAACCATGATCGCACTGCAAACGCGCGTGGAGGCTCTGGAAGGGGGTGAACAGATAAATGGCTAAAGTATACGCGGAGCTGATTCGCAAGGGCTTAAAGACAATTGGGGACGTACCCAAGGCCCTACAGGCCGAGGTTAAGGAGCTGCTCGAACATGAGTAGCTTTTTTCTTTTCCTCGCAAAAATATTCTGCCGGAGGGAGGTGTGCATAATGGCAGTTGTTTACGCGACGCTGATCGTGAAAGGCAAAAAGACGCTGGAGGACGTTCCGACGCTGCTCAAGGAGCAGGTGAGGGAAATCCTCTCCGCTCTCGATGTGGAAGTGCAGTAA